TTACCCATCTTTGATTCCCAACCTCTCCAGAGCGGCTTGTACATCGCCAGTTACTTCAATCACATCAACATTGCCACTGACCTGTATGAATAGCTGCTGTCCATCTTGCATCATGAAGAAAGAGACTCCCTCCTCATCCTTTGTCGGCAGAAAGCCTTTTACATGGTAGCTCGTGATTACCTGGCCTTGGTCGTTATACTTCACTACCAGAAACTCTCTGCTAGTACCACATCCATAGATTAGTAACACTATGCTGCATATCATCAGCATGTGCTTCATCTTCGATACCATTTCGTCTTCACTCCTTTCTTGCATCTTAGTTGAACAATCATCTTGCTAATCGTTCCTTAGAAAATGCTTCAGCCATTTGCTCAGTTGGGTACACCATCATAGCTGGTGGTTCATCTCCCCATTCAGATCCAATTAGCTTTGGATGATCGATTGAGCTCATGCTTACCATCACCTTTCTCTTAAATAAAAAATGCCACTCTAAATACGAGTGACATGTCGCGAGTATATTTCTTTAATATTTTCTTTAAAGATTTTCTTTAGGCTTCGCGCTCTAATGAAGGAAAAAGTTTGACTGTCCTCGGATTAGAGTACAGAACCGTCCTCTACGTAGAGTACAGAACTGTCAGCGGATTAGAGGACAGTCCCGAGTGTCAGCTAATTAGAGGACGGTCGTTCTCGCAATAGAAAAAACACCGAGCAGGTGCTACTTGATCCAATCTCGTATTTCGGTTAAGATTCGGTATGTTTTTGCCCAGGCACTATTTTGCTCTAAAAACTCCAGTCCTTTCATTGTCACACTAGTATTATTATAAAACACAAACGTACCAGCGATCCCGATATTGTCGACATATTCCTCCTGTTTGATTATCTGAGAAATTTTCACAAACTCTTCTGCTGTCAAATCATAATCAGTAGCTTTTGGTTGACTGCCTTTTTGAACTTCTCTAATGATACTGTAGATAATCTTTTTGACATTCACAGAATCCACTCCCCTTACATTTTATTACCATTTTGGGCTATGAAAGCTAACTTGTCTATATAAAACCCCACTTACTTCGGCGTGAGGCAGCCGCCACGATCCAAACCTTTAGCCACTATGGTCTCTGTTGCCCAAGTAATTGGGTAATAGTTAATTATGTTTACTTACATCATCCCAAAAAATGAGATCAAAATAAAAAGCACCACACTGGTGCTTAGTTCATAGCAGAATAATTTGTGATAAATGGTACAAAATGAATAACCCACCAGTAAACAATACCTATAACAGCTAATCCTATTGTTACAGTTGCATTAATAAAAGTGGAAAACTGTTGGCGCACTCCATATACAAGAAACGCTCCTGCGGGTAACAAAGTCAATACAATAAGCCACATACCAACATAAAAAAACGGCCAATTATTTACGTACAATCTGCCCACACCTCCCATTTACATATTGAAGTAAACGAAGGGACTTGTCTATATTTGTAAAGGGAAAACCCTCCAAGTGTCGAATTCTGATAGCGTGGTCCACCGTTTGACAGAGAGGAGGGAAATGATATGAGTGAAAACAAAGGACAGATGAGGCCAGTTACCGATTCCGTTAACCAACCATCCATGAGAATCAAACCACCTGGTGAGACGAGTTCGGTTAATCAGCCTTCTGCAAGAATTCAAGAGCCATCTCCGCCTAAGAAGTAGCTGCCTCATCAGCATAATATTTTTCCTGTGCCTTGATTATTGCGTCATTATCAAACACTTTAACATACGATCCTGACTTCGTATCAAAGAATATGTTTGACACAGGAACATCATAGTCCTCGACTATCTCCGTAAAAAATTGCACATCGTCAAGATACAGATTGCATTCTGGTTCTAGTGGCCGGGACGCTTTTCTAATACAACCTATTAGCTTTCCCTCGGGCTTATCAATCTTCCCGATTTCAACTACCTTGCCTCCATACTTTACAAAAACCTCATCCCAAACTGATGGCGAATCCGAGAAGGGAGCAATACCTCTTGAAATTCTAATTTTATTTATTAAATTTTGCAGACGTGTTTGTCCATATTTTGCCCATCCCCAGCATAATAAGAAACTTATCAGTGCACTGATAAGTAAAAAAGATACTAAGAATACAAAACTCCCTGACATTTTGTTTAGGTCAACTACATTCCAGATTGGTTCAAGTCCAACTATCCTCACGGATACCCAAATTGTGAAGTTATACATGAGAAGAGAAAAAAACGATACCGGCAACCAAAGCAATGCAGATATGGTTGTAAATTCAGCTGGTGTATGCTTTGTCACAGGAGTTATCCCAAATGACTGCAACCAAAAATAAGCCAAAAAACCTGGAAGTAAGAATACTATTGTACCTATTAAACTTTCCATATTTTCACCTCGATCCTGTATATTCTCCAAAACGTGATGCTTCCCTTTTCTATCTAGCAAAAGAAAAAGCACCGCCTAGGTGCCTCTCAATGTTTAGATCCTGTACTTCAACGATAAATTTTCTAATCCACTTAACATTAAAAGTAATTTTTCATTTCCTGACCCTTTAAATTGTTTGTAATCATCCCTCAATTGAAGTATATCGGTTACTGCATTTGGATTTTCTTTCAGCTTCACTAAAACTTTCATCAGAAACTCATAAAATGTATCAGCACAAACTTCTGAATTGAGACTCCGTGGGTTCCACTCCATTAACAATTCGGTATTGTGCCCAAGAAACCTTAAATATCTTTCTCCCACTTTGAAAACTCGCGTTATATTCGTCCATTCGATATCAGTATCTTTTTTTCCGTGTACCTTGTCGCCAAATGCTTCAGCGACGTAAAACAACAAGTCTCCGCGCCTGTAACGTTCCGCATAGTTCGTTGGGTCGATTTGAATAATTATGTGATCATTGACATAACTCGTTTGTCGGACAATACCAAACGAAGAGAACGTCGAGATTTCCACTCTGACAAAATCATCTTCTCGTTTAAATAGCCAATAGCTCTTCTGATCAGTTTCGAACATGATATCGTTGTTCTTTAGTACGGTCAAACACAAAAAATATTCCTCATCAAGAAGTTGCAAAATTGACATATGCTTTAAAACTTCATCATTCAATAGAATCCCTCCTTTTTAATCATCAATTCGATAGGAGCAAAGTATTTCCTGTTGCTATTTGACTATTATCCTCACTTCTCTCAGCGTGAGGCAGCCGCCACGATCCAAAACCTTTAGCCAGAGGACACATTACCCAGGTCATCTTGGCCTGCTGCATACGGTCGGTTGGTGATAGAAGCACTCAGCTGCCAAGGATTCACGGTATTATTGTGCTTTCCTTTTAGCGCTAACAACCGGTATGCGTCAAGGGGAGATTCTCGGATTACGTTGGAAGGACATAGATGAGGAGAACCGCACTATCTCAATTGTCCAAACACTTTCTCACGACGGAAAAGAGTTATCAGCAGGAGCAAAAACAGATTCCGGCAACCGTCAAATATCGATTGATGAAAACACACTGGGTAAAATCTTGAAACTAAAACACCGTACGAAAGTTGAGACAGTAGCTAATCGACCGTTGTATAACGATTTGGGTTTGGTTATTTGCACATCCGTAGGAACACCACTTTCGCCACGGAATTTAAACAGGTCATTCGACTCCATTATTCAGAAGGCGGGCATTAGGAAGATCCGCTTTCATGATATGAGGCACACTCACGCCAGTTTGCTTTTGAAGCAAGGAGTAAACCCTAAAATTGTTTCAGAACGGCTAGGACACGCAAACGTACGCATCACATTGGACACATATAGCCATCTCTTGCCGAATCTCCAAAAAGATACGGCAGACGAATTCGGCAAACTCTTCTACAAAACACAGTCCAACTGATATTCGTATCAAAACACCATTCGTATCAAAAGCTGTTTTCGTATCAATATTGGACAAGTCTGTTTAAAAGCAAAATAAGAAAAACCCCTTGTCTCCCAAGGGGTTTAAGTGTTTATATTATGGTGATCCGGACTGGGTTCGAACCAGCGACCCCCACCCTGTCAATAGACGTAGTGGGTTCCGTAGCCTTACGGACAGTCCTACGTTAGTCCATTACGTCAGTCCATGCGCTATGTATCAACGTTTGTCGAGGCGTTAGTCCATACGCTCTATTCCGTTCATTAACTATTATAGCGTATAGGAGCGCTGCCACGCAAATTTTTTAACCTACATACTGATTACTTCGTTGTATTACTCATCCTCGCCATCACCACGCAATGCTACGCATCCCCCATCCACATCACGTTCAGCGCATGCTCGTCTAGGCGGATTTATGCGTGTCTATCCGACGACCGCCGTAATATCGCGCAAATTTATCCACGCGATATCTTCATCATTTACGACTTTGACTTGCTTGCGCACGGGATCGATGCGTTGAATTACGCCCCACATTTGATGGATTTCACCGAGTCCGGGACGCATCTCTACCCAGTAACGCACAGTCACCGCAAAGTCTTCCGTCATCGATGCTCGCATGAGACGGTCAATGTCCGTCATTTCATCGTCCTCTAACGTTATCTTCGGAACTAACGTGTTCTCATACGTGTGATTGACGAGTGCTGCGACATGTTCCGGTAGTATGAAACCCTTGCCGATTGGATTATTAATTTTTATCGACATGTATTTGTACCCCTCCGTTATTACCGAACGTTCGTTCCTGTATTATGCGCTTACTCCCCGAAATTTTCAATAGGGATTCCGTTCCCTCCGAAAATTTTCCGTACCCGAACGTAAACAGGTACGGGCAATTCCGGAAATATAAACGCGATCCTGCCGTCTGACATTGAACGTATCTCATACGGAATGCACCGACCGTCGAGCTCGCGGCGGATGGCGGCGGCATCGCGCCAGGGTACAGTGAAATAGAACACGGAAAATCACGCTCCTTTCGATGAGGTTAGCGTACCACTCCGATTTGGGACAAAAAAATAACGCCCACCTAACGGACGTAAAATCCGATAAGTGGGCGTATATATTCGATTATCCTACAAGCGATCCAGTTTCGATTGGTCCGAGGTTTCGCATTCCGGTTTCAATCGGACCGTGTACGGACGCTCCCGTTTCGATAGGACCTGCATAAGCTGCTGTCGCTACTGCCATAACCACCACAAAAATTACAAATCCAAAAATGACCTTTTTCATACGTAAATTCCTCCTTAGTGTATTATTACAAGTGTACTGTGCGCGGAAAATATCAGACTTCGTATTTCTCCGTCTTAACTTCTGGTTGCTTCACGCTATCATCCGCAGGCTTCGGACGTACGTAACTGTACGCGCCCGCTGCCGTTAATCCGACGACCGCCGTCGTAAGAATTCCGTCCTTAATCGCGCCATCCGGTGCAAATACGAATAGCGCAGCGAACAACATCGCCGCCACTGGCGCAAACTTACCGGACATGCCGAGTCCTTTCGCTACTCCCGTCAATGCGGCCACAATCGCAGCCAGCGTTGCAATATCGTAAGTGATCGTTTCCATTAGCGTTTCCCTCCGATATATTTAATCGCGTTCAATACAACGGTCAGCACGAACCAGACCGTTGCAGATTCGTTCAGACGCGCCGACCAGTCAGACGTAATCAGACCGAGTGCTCGCGCCTCATCGTGCGCCTTCCGTTTCCACTCTTCGATCACAGGCGGCTCCTCCTTCGGAATCTTTCGTAATCCATACGTTTTCTCTAGTCCTCCAACGATTGCGCGCGCCACCTTATCACGGTAGACGTCCGATTTGAGTAGCGCAGCCTCTTCGCGGTTCGTCATAAATCCGCATTCGCAGAGAATTGCGGTCATTTCCGATTTGCGCAGAACGTAAAAGTCCGCCTGTTTGACTCCACGATTACGCTGTCCCGTGTGCGCGATAAGCGAAGCCTGTATGTTTGCAGCAAGCTTCCGAGTCGCCTCGTCTGCGGTCGTATACACAAACGTTGTGATCCCGTTCGCCTCGTACCAGTCGCCTGGTCCCGCCGCGTCTGCGTGAATAGAAACGTAGACATCCGCGCACCATTTATTCGCGCGGTCAGTCCGTTCACCTAACGGAACGTCCCGTCCGTCTTCGTGAACGAAAAGCACCGAAACGCCTTCGTAATCTGCGAGGAGATCACGGACACGCTTCGCAACCGCGGAGTTAAAATGATACTCGCGCATGCTTCCGTCAGGCGTACGTTTGCCAGGCGTATCCGGTCCGTGTCCTGCGTCAATCGCTACTTTTAACGCCACTTTCCGAGTCACCTCCGCGTCATATTCGTATAGTCGATATTGCTCGATAACCTTCGTTAACTTTGCGGTATAATTTGGGTCAGTCGCGTAACCAGCCCGCGCTATCTCTGCGCAAGCCGTCCGCCAGTCTGCGCCGATAACGTTGTGGTAACGCGGTTTCAGTAGGAATTCAGAGTGGTCACGGATAGACTCGTCCCAATCGGTATATTTGCGGAAGGCTGAACGTTTTTCAGTCCGGACACCATTTACGTACTCGTCCGATACCTTTTCGTAACTGCCCGCTGGTCCTATACCTTTGATTCCGAACAGTGCGTTCGCACTGACCGCGAGTTCGGACGTACCAGACTTCGATTCTACGATTGCCTGCGCGAGTGTTAGCGATGCGGGCACGCCTGTCCGCCTGTGTTCGTCAACGGCTATTGGCGCGATTCTTGCGATGAAATCCGTAGTGCTCATCGCGTCACCTCAGCTTCTCTTTAATTTCGCGAATCTCTCCGATAACAAGATCGTATTTTTCTGAGAATTTCTCGAGCAGCTCGTTCAGCCGCGTCTCCCTATCGCGTGACTCGCGTTTGGTCGAAATCAACAACCAAACGAAAAGGACCGCGAACGGCCCTTGCGTTAGAAAGTACTTGAGTACATCAATTTCCATTCGTTTACACCGCCTCGTCAGCACAAGTAATATCGGCCAGTTGCGGAAGCTCTAGTTGTCGAAGCTGCGTCCGTACGTCCTCGCGAATGGTTTTCGGCACATCACAGATCGTTTTGTATCCGCGAACAATCAACGTTGTATAAATCGTTACCATTTCCGATCGACCTCCGATAAGTTTGAGTAATAGAAAAAGCGCCACCGTCCGCAGAATCATCGCTGATCCTCGTCCAATAGCGCCTGTACTGCCGCTCTATCCGATTGTGGTACGTCATCGATCGTTTTCAATCCGCGAACAATTAGTCGGTAGTAAACCGTAGGCATTACGCTGCACCTCCCGTTTTGCTTGCGAGGAGCTCTTCGTACACTTGCGTTAGAGCAAGCATGAGGTCGACATTCTCCTGTTCGAGCTGCGTTATTTTTTCACGGTCAGTCAGTGGACGCTCGCCAGGGTTTACGTCAGTTAACGGACCGAATCGGTCTCCGGGTAATCGCGGTCTAAGTTGTGGCATCATCCGATCCCTCCCATTATCTTCTTGATGGCCTTTGTCGATGCGGGGTCAGCGCGAGTCAGCGTCAATTTCAGCGTTACCTTTGCGCCAGCCGGTGTCGCAGTCCCTACGAACTCATCTTCGTAAATAGTTCCGTCCCCAATCGGCACGCTCGCATTCTTCGTCATCGCCACGAAAGACTCGGCGGCATTACTCGCTACAATCGAACGCGCTGCGGCAACGGTCAGGTCGCCAGCCTCACGGTTGATCCACGTGACTATTTCCGCCGTCGTGCCGAGTGGTGGCGTGATCGTATACCGGACGACCGCCGTCTTGACTGGCGTTTGTGTTCCGGACTTTACGAACGTGAGCGTTTTTGTCTTTGCGGCACCTTTCGTATCAGTCGCGGTAAATACCACTTTGTTTGTACCGTTGGCGAGCGCAGACACAGGAACCACGTACTCGAACGTCGTACCGGAAGGGACTCCGGCCTTTAACGGAACTGGCTCGCCACCATTGAACGCGACCGTAAGGTTAACGTTATCGTTCTCCGGGTCCGATACGGTTCCAGTGAAAACCAGCGTCTCCAATTCGGACAAGCCTGTTCGGTTCGCGTTGTATGCGTCCAGCACGATATTCGGCGGACGGTTAAGAATGACCTTGAATGAGCGTGTATATGACGTAGAGGTTCCGCCTTGATCGTCAACCGCGTATGCATTGACGGTATACGTCGTATTCTCTGCGAGTGGTCCGGACACGTCCGTTGCGCCATCGTAGAGGCGTCCGTTTTGGAACGTCAAGACATTTGAGAACGGAATCGGTGAGACTCCGTCAGAGATTGCAGACGTGATGTTGCGGGCGGTTCCGCCATTGATCGCGTATCTTACGGTGACTGCGTTGCCACTGTCGGGGTCGGACGCGGTGCCTGCGAGTGCGTACGTTGCGCCTTCCGTCAATGTTTGATTATCGGAAGGTGAAGTTAGCGAGAGAGTTGGCGGGTTATTTGTTTTTGGGACGAGAACAAGCGAACGGGAAGCGCCCGGTGCTGCTGAAACGGTTGTAGTAGTCATATCGCTTGATGTCTGACTTTTATTTGTGTACATGTATCTGAAAGACATCTCAAGTGCATATGAGTTACCGTAAATATCCAATATTTCTCTATAGTTTAATGGGCTTGTGCTTGAAACCTGACTAACAAAGCCATTTAGTAAAATAAACACCGTTTTATCGTGTGTTGTCGCGGTATTGGGCGGTGCGATTGTTTGTGAGGCTGTCGATGTAGTCGTGACTTGGCTAGTGTCAATCTGTTTTACATTCCTGAAACAAGTCATGTATGCAAGCCAGTTAACATTTCCGGCTGTATTGGTGAATACAGGAGGTGTTTCTGTAGCAGAAGCATATTTATAGTACACAGCGAATCTACTTCCAAACGCTACATCGTCAGCTAATTTTGTCCAACTGGAAGGTGTGGTCCCCAAGGTTCCCGATGTTGCTATGTGTGCTATTAATAAATCACCCAGTTGGTATCCTGTGGGTAGATTTAGTGTAATACTCGAGATTGAGGAAGAGTTGTTGGTTGTACCTGCCCCAACAAAATCCACTTGCTTTTTGCCTGTTGTCGGGATGGAGTAGTCGATGGTGAGGGTTGGGCGTCTCGCTTCCGTTGAAGCTTCCTTGGAGCCTACAGATCGTTGAGTATTTGTTCCGACCTCATCTATGTCTTTCAACAGAAAACCGAAGTTCGGACTGCCATTTACCCATTCTTGGACAATTGTTTTCACATCGACCTGGACAGACGCATCTGCGCTCAATGATGGGAATGATGCTTTTGGAGTTGATTCGAAAGTTGGTTGGTTATTCCAGTTTGTATTCTGATCCCACGCACTTGTAATCTTGTGGATGCTTGTTTGTCTGGACACTGCATTTCCAACGTTATACAAATAAAGAGTGGCACTGTTAATGACCGCATTGTTTGGAATAAGGCCCAGGTCAAAAATCAGCAAGGCCCTTAATTTATCATTCAACCCAGCACTTCCATTACCCCATTGCAGGCTATCGGCGGTACCGTAAGATGACGTTGGTGACGCTTGAACAATAAATGTATCTGAAATGGACGTGTTCAATCGTTCTAGTTTAACTACGGGCATGCGCATCCCCCTTCCTTCCGCAAATGGCCGTTATCGGCAGGTTCCCTTTTCTGGAATCGCGCATCCTACGCCTCCGTTATCGTAATATTGCTCGTTCCCCACGTAGGAAACGCCATCCTCGCGTTAATCGCATCCGTCACCGCTGTCGTACGCGCCACGGTCGCCTTCGCCTTATACGCTTTTGTCAGCGCCCCTACCGTCAGCACCTTTCCGGTAATTGCCGTCACCATTACGTTCTCAACGTTAACATCGTCGAATACCGTAATCTCCTCGCCAACTGTGAAGCCTGCCGCGTCCCCGACCGTAATAGACGTCGCGCCTACGCTCAATGCGGTTGTCGCATACGTAATTGCGTTTTCTAGCGCCGCCGTTACGCGCCCGCCTTGTCCGTCGAGAATATCGTAGAAAATCCCTTTGTTATCCGGATAGCGAAAGTTAATCTCGTCCGCGATACCCCATCCAACGTCCAATCGTGCGATAAGCAACCGCAATTCTTTGAACTCGGCGCGAGTTAACGCAGCCTCTGCGTCGATCTTATCGAAGTTTTCGTTGAATTCTGCACGAGACACTCGGTCGGTCCCCGTCCATTTATGAAGCCCAAGAGTGGGCGTTACTGAACTACTCACGGCATGTACACCTCCAATTCATCCCACGTAAACGCGTCCGCCTGATTCCACGTTAGCGTGTCGAACTCGTCCCACACAAACCACGTAAATTCCAGCGTAATACCGAGGTGCGCCGGAATCAGTTCGCGCAATTCCTTCCGCACGTCCTCCGCATTCGCCGCCGCTCCTCGTTTACCAACCAGCGTAACCACAACGGACGCACCTACGAAGTCTTCTTGCACCTCCGTAGCCGCACCGTAAAGAGTATCCGCCAATTCCCGTACGACTCCGACGGTTACCGTTCCTGCGCCTTGAATGCGCGACTTTACGATGGCGCGACGTGCCTCTATCGTCTTCGTTAAATCCGTCTTGATTCCGCAGATACGCTCCCAGCGCGGAAGGTCTCGGTCAGCCGACACAACGAATACTTGCGCGAGAGTAGTCGCAGCCGCTTCGTTCAGCGCGATCATAACGTCGGCTTGGCGGTCGATTACGTTTAGGATGACGGGGAAGTCATCGTAATAACGCGGCATGTAGTCGCGCATGTCCTGCCGAATATTACGCGTATTATCCTGCAACGAAGTTCACCGTCCTCAAAACCGGAATCGCGTCTCCAACAATTTCGATGTTGCCCGTTCCGCCGTTAAGCGTCAGGTTCGCGTAATCACGAATGCTCTCGTTATCCAATAAAATCCGCTGAATCGCCGATACGCGTACGACCGGATCGCTAAACGCAAGCTCACGGAAATACTCGTTAATCTCAGCGACAATAGCCGTCTGGACCGCGTTAATGTCCGCTCCGCTCGTCAGGTAAAGCGTAGCTGCTACATCAATTCCGAAGTCAATCGCGCCAATAACGGTCACGTCCGCACCGATCGGCCTCTCCGTCTCGATATGAGCTTTGGTCGCGTCAATCAGCGTTTGAGACGGGACACCATCGTCCGCAAGAATTACGACCTTTACCGTGAGTGGTCCGTTCCATACCGGATAAACACGGACATCCCGTACGCCAACGACTTCGAGCGCCCATTTACGGAAGTGATTCGGATTGCCTGACGTGATTGGACGCTGCACGCGCTCGAAGTATTGTTTACGCAAACTATCGTCTGACTCGCGATCCACACCGCCGTCAAATTCCGCAATGTTCGTGACGCTAGTGATTCCGGTGATATTTCCGGTCGTCAGTTTGATCGCGCCCGGACCGATGTTTCCGGACGCGCCCGCCTCCTTCGCCTCTACCGCTACTAGCGCCGTTCCGTTGGATATCGTCGCGTCCGCCGTTGTGACGAAATAAATCGGCGCGTTCCCGTCCGTGGAAACTTCGGACCCTTTCGGGATTGGTGTACCCTCCGTACCTGCAAACGTGACGAGTCCGGTCGCCTTTACCGCGGGTCGGCGCGTAACGTTGACTGACGCCGCCGTGCGGTCGAGCCATTCGTCATACGCTGTGTCCGGAAACGCCTTGTCGCTGAACGTATCAAGTTCAACGTAGATTGCCTCCGCCTCGACTGCGGTCGGACCTGTCAGATCGTATGTAACCGAGCCGGGCCGCTTATCGATATCCGAAGGACTTGCGTCAAGCATCCGTTGGTGAATCGTCTCTTTCGTTTCATTTTCGTAAGCCACGTCTATACCGCCACCTCCTCGCGTAACGTCCCTTCCGCTGTGTCAGCGAAAAAAGAGACGTACAGGCCGTCTCCTTCGCGTGATAGCGTGAAATTGTAAACATCAGTAATCCGGTCGTCGACGAGAAGAGCCTCGCTGATGACGCGCGGGATTTCCGCGTTCAACAGCTCGATCGGCAAGTCCTGTCCGATCAAGTCTTCGAGCTCACATCCGTACAGGTGCTCGAAGCCATAAATCAAGTACCGGAACCGCGCGGTCACAATCGCTTTCCGTATCGCCTGCCGAATTGCGGACTCGCCGTCAATCATTCCGCCAACTTCGCCCGTATCGAAATTTAGCGCGTACGTACGGGATGGTTGCGGAGTTGGCATGACTTCGACCGCGCGTTCCTCCGATGGCCTAAGTGGACTCAACGCCATATTGCCTCACCCTATCGTGTATAACATATGTTTGACCGTCGTTCATCGACGAGACGAGGACGCGGTCACCCGGCTTGAGAACATCCTCAAACTGGAACTCGATATACGAGAGCTTTCGATACTGGTCGCCGTCTGAATCGTGATCTTTTGGAAATGGTACGATATCTCCGACATCGCGCGCCACGCCTTCCTCGTGCGTTATCGTTACAATGCGTGTGTGCCGCGTCAGATGTTCGCAAACTACGAGATCGCCCGCGTCCAGCTCAATCGTCATATTATCGATCTTGATACGGAGTTCGGGCGGAGGCGCGATAACGGTAGCGAGTTCGAGCTTGTCAAAATCGTTGCGCCCGATTGTGCGAATAAGTTGCGTCAATTGACTTGCGCTAGAACCTTCAAGTCTACCCGAAGATTTAGTCGACACTACTAGAACCTCCCTTCCGTCCTTTGCGTGCTTTTGGTTCCGCAGGCGGATCGTACTCCATCGTAGGCAAATCGTCCGTAGCACTCAGCGAAACACTCATCGTATGGCTTCCGTTCGCGAACGTATGTGTATCCGTACTGACGTAATACGCGCCAGTAATTCCCGTCATCGATTCGCGTACATATACGGCAGCGCCCGCAACCACTTCCGGATTTCCCAGCGCGTCCACTCGTGCATCATCGTCAATCGTTCCGAGTTCTGCGAGTAGTTGTTTCGCGCGCTGTTCGACCTGCGACTTCGTCATATCGGCGTCAACGTTTTCGAGGTGCTGCATGAGGCCGAACCGCTTAATCAGCGCGTTGTCCTTTACCGTAGCGATAATCGGTTTCTTCTCCGGATCGCCTCCGATAACTTTCACTTGCGTCCGCATGTCTTCGATAGATTGCGAATAGGTTGCGGATGTGATATTGCACCCATTCTCGAGCACCCACCGCGCTACTACGTCCTTGCGTTCGGAGAGAAACAACTTCCCCTCGCGCGAGTAAATAAAAAAGCGCCTCCCCGTTTGCTTTCGCGAATAGGTTAGCGCTATCGTCATCATATCCCATATCGATTTGTCACGCAGAACTAGCTTGGGAATAACGTAGCCGGTTTCCGCAATGGTTCCGGTCGCGATTCTGAAATCGTTGCACAAACGTTTGATTATCGCGCTTGCCGTCATTCCCGTAAACTTGCGCGTATCAAAGTTGCGCGTCAGATACGTGTTCTCATCGTGCGCGGTCGTCGTCATCATGCCACGATGGTCAATCCGAAAATCAAAGATCACGCCACGGAACAATTCGCGTCCATCATACATTAAGCGCAACTCTTTTCCGTGCTCAATCTTCCGCGCCTGCGTCCTCCCGTCCGTTGTGTTGACGAATGAAACCGTTAGTTTACGCGACGCCTGCGTCACATCACCGGACCACGTTGCGGACTGAACAAGTAGAGGTGCGCCATCGTATAGCACTTCAATAGATTTTGCGTCGTTTATCATACTAGTGTCAACACCTGCCCCGGAAAAATGAGGTTCGGGTCCTTGCCGATCACCTTCGTATTCTTCGCGTAGATATCGCGCCATTTCAGGCCATAGCGTAAACCTATCTTCGTAAGGTTGTCGCCGGATTTGACCGTATACGTCTTCGGAATCTCGCGTGAAATATCGCTGGCGCGCGCTGACACTCCGCTGACTTTCGCCGCAACCGGAGTCATTTCGAGGCGCGACGTCTCAGCGAACTTGTACTCTTTCAGCGCGATATCGTAGTAAATATCGCCAGGACTTCCGGCGCGCTCCGGATCGATGTCGAAACTCCGGATGGTCACCGGATAGGTACTCGGCGTGCCAGTAATAGTCAGGCGGATGGGCTTGCGCGTCGCGATCCAGCGTTCAATCGTTGCCACCGCATCCCATGGCGCGGGTATCGCCTCATATTCGCAATAGGACGAACTATAGTCGCGTGGGAAAACGGAGGAAAAAGAAAAGTCCCGCAATCTGGCGTCACCGATAACGGTGTATTCGCCTAACTGCGAGACTGTTACGTCTTCGTACGAATGGGACGATTGTATGCGGATGGATGCGGGATTGACCGGGAGTTGTAAGCGCTCGGCTCCGCTATTGTACGAGAGCCAAAATTGGATAGCGTTGGACAATCGCGCCACCTCCGTTTAATTAGGGTTTCCATGGCCCGAGACTAGCTACGGCAGCGAATACTCCCTCAGAGTCGTATTTCAGATACGTCTTAAATGTTCCCGGCTTTTGTTCGTCGGGTGTGGTCGAGCCTTCAAAAACTTTCGCTAGAGTCTCGCTTTCATACTCAACTCCCTTTATGCCATCAGCAGAAAACTCCTTAGTCTGCTTTGCATCTATTGGGATATAATCTTTAATCATCCGCGCGGCTTCTTCTTCGGTACGGCGGTGATTAGTCGTGGATTCAAAAGATAGACGAACCTCGACCGCACGCTGGTCAACGAACATAGGTAATAAAAACCCATTCATGAAACTACCCATAGTTGCATCCCCAGCATTATCTCCGTGGAATACGGTGTAATAAGTTAACGTGTCACCGAGGCCCGTACTTTTAGAGACTGTCACCATCTCAGGTTGTTTTTCCTCCTCTTCTGATTTTGAAGTATCTACTGACTTGACTTCTTTTGTGGACGTGGTCGGGGAGGGTGGTTCTGTTTTTACAGGTTCTGCCTCTTCTAGAGGAGCAGAGGAGCAAGCACCGAGAAGGATAGACGTAACAATAAACACACTCATAGACTTCTTCACTGTGTAAGACCTCCGTATAATCTAGTGTTATATGGGAATCTTACCAGACTTATGTCTGCTTATCTACACTATTCCCATGCCCACTAGTTCTGTAAAGCCGCGAGTTCACGGATCAAATGCTGAGTAATGCGCTCGATGTCCGCTTCCTCCCGTACTATAATTTGATCCGCAAGCTTAGCGACTGTAACACCACCTACTCCTCCTTCGTACTCTCGATTCTCTCGGGCTGTCAGTACTCTTTCGCCTTTATGGAGTTCCGTAGTAAGACCATCGCGGGGAACGTAGTCAAGGCCGTGGTACGCCTTCTTATCCGGTTTCTTTGGTGAGAGCCATTCCAGCACCTGATTGCTGGCCTTGTCACCAAAATTGAGCACAGGATTGGCGTTTAGGACCGCACTGCCCAGTACGCTGTTTTCCATCTCGCTTCGGATGCCCTGGGAGACGCTCGTAGCAATTTGGGCCCCGATTGTAAGTCCGGCTTTTGCGATATCTAGCGCGTTTTCCTCAAGAAATGTACCGAAGTCTTTCGCGACCCTCGCTGCTCCGTCCTTGATCATCTGCTTTCCAGACGTGCTGTACCACTCATCGAAACGCCCCACCAGAGCATCCCAAAATGGTGTAGGTTTCATCGCTTGGGCGTCCAGCATTTCCGCCTGTTTAAACTTAAACTCCGCCTGCCCCGTAACTTCCCATTTCTGCGGATCATTAATATACGGGTCAATAAATTCGCGGATACTCCTGCCCATCTCTTCGAAAGTGGTCGTAATCGCCGGACCGTATTCCTCCGCAATGTCCGCGAAGTACAACGCAAGGTCCTTGATCACCGGAAGTAACGGCTGCAACGCGGAAATCTGAACCGTCTCTATCGCGCCACTAAGTTGTTCCATCGCACCCTTAGCGTTGTCCATCTTTTTCTTCGCGACATCAAGCGCAGTCACCTTCGACATCTCACGTTGAAAGTTACGGACACCCTCGGCACCTTCGTTAAACAAGATCGTCGCACCGCGAATCGCGTCCGATCCGAACATTTCGTATAACGCATCGCCACGCTCTTTCGGATTCAATTTCACGAGTGACTGTCGGAGAACATCGGTCACATCCGCAAGACTACGAAGTTCGCCCTTCGCGTTAAAGAACTGGTTGCTTCCGTTCTTCGTGATGATGCCGAGTTTCTTCATCAACGTGGCGGCCTTATCCGTTTTCGGCGAAAGGTTCGACAGCATCGTCTTCAACGACGTACCCGCGTCAGAACCCTTCAAACCGTTATTCGCGAACAATCCGAGCGCCGTATTCGTGTCCATGAACGATTGCCCCACGCCAGCCGCAACCGCAGACACCATCGATAATGAGTACCGCAGTTCCATAACGCTCGTTGCGGAAGCATTCGCTGTCCCTGCGAGTATATCCGAAGCCTGAGCCGCTGTCATGGCGTCATTTTTATACGCGTTCAGTGCGGTCGACATGATCTCGGATGCGTCCGCTAGTTCGAGTCCGCCCGCTGTTGCGAGGTTCAGCGCCGCTTCCAGTCCGCCTGCTTCGACTGCTGCTGGGGTTAGTCCGGCTTTGAGCAACTCTTCGATGCCCTGTGCGGCTTCCAACGCGGAGTATTTTGTATTCGCACCCATTTTCATCGCGAGATCGCTCATCCGTTTCATCTCGTCGTTTGTAGCGCCAGTTAACGCTTGAATCGTGGACATTTGCGCTTCGTAATCCATCGCTTTGTTAACTGATGAGAGTGCGAGTGCGGTAGTTCCTGCAACTGCTGCAAGCCCGCCGAGTCCGCCCACTACCTTTTTTAAAACGGAGGACGCCCCGTCTTTTAGCACAAGTCGTCCGACGAGGTTAAACGCCATCTATCGTCGCCTCCTTCCTTGTGGAGTCGCTTCCGCTTGCTTACGTTTAGCTTCTTCTTCTTCGAGAAGTAACGACATACTCGCGTACATGAGGCGTTTTGAACCGTAAGGTGCGTTGTATATTTCGTGCGGCATGCGGCCGGTGCGTTGAAAAATCTCGTGGAGTAGGAACGCCTCGCCGCCGCCGCGGATTAGTTTTTTAGGTCGTCGAGGTCAGTGCCGTATCCGGAAAGCTTCGAAATCTCCTCGGATAATCGCATAATTTCGCCCGGCAAAAGTCGCTTTCCAACCGCCTCTACCGCGTCAGACACGCCCAATCCGGACAAAAGGCGAGGGTCATTCCAATCGGGACTAACGCAGCCTTTCGCGATAAGTAGTTTTCTGAACTTATCTTCGTCAAGCGTCTCGCCTTTTTTGGTCGGGTACGTTGACTGTTCCAGCACACGTTTCCGTTCTGTTTCGTCAAATGCACGAATGCGGAAAGTCGCCTCGGGTCCGAAACGCTTCATAAGAATCTCCTTCTCGGGCTTGAACTCCGTATCAAGTAATGCCTGCAATAAGTCGAACTGTTTTTCCATGTATAAATCCTCCGATCAGTCGGTTATTTTCAAAATTGAAAAAGGACGACCGAAGTCGCCCCGTAGTTAGTTCGCTGTAATTGGGTTTAGCCACTCAGGACCGTCATAGAGAAACGGCCATTCCTCCTCGACGATAGAGCCGTGTTCGAACTTAATCACGTCTATTTTATTGAACTGGACGCCTTTCAGTCGTACGCGTTCGTAACCATACGCTTCCGGATCGTCCAATTTCACGATAATCTCGCAGACGAACGCGCCCTTCCGATCATCCAGAACTTGCGCTACTTTGCGCGCCAAGTCGGACGTTACCTTGTAGCCGGATATCGTACCGTTGTACTCAAGACCGACGACTTTGTTCCCGTCCGCACGTTTACCAGAACGCTTAATCTTTTCGTACTGGATGTCGACGGTAGCCTCGCAAGTATGGAAGTTACTCAGCCACTCGCCATCCATCCATATCTCGCCATATTTTCCGCTAATTGCGCGAGTAGAATCTAATACGGGCATTTATACTCCACCGTCCTTATACGTTAATGGTCAGGAAAATCCGCTCGATACTGTCGACATGCGCAAATGAGATCAGCAGGAACACGGAGTCCCCAGCCGAAGGGATTTCGGGGTCGAGCGCTACAACAGGCCCCATGATCACGTTGCTCGCCTCAAGCCGCTCCAGGTACGCCTTAATCGCGGATATAAGCGCCGCCTGCCCGTCCGGATTATTGTCGATTTTGCCGATATAGGCGTCCGCAGCCGTCGTCGTAATATCGGTCGCGATCGCTTGACGTGCGCGAATCACGCGGATTTTCTCGCCGGACGTCATCAGCCCTTGCACGACTTTGACTTTCTCACCGTCGTTCACGAGAATAAGCGATCCCGCCGTAAGTGCTGCGCGAATCTGCGTCGGTGTCAGGCGTTTGTTCACGTCATCAAGCGCAACCTGTGCGTACGTGATCGACCGGTTGATCGCTGTGCCTGCGATAAGTCCCGCCATGTACGGCGCGAACTCCGCGGACGTGTACGAGGTTCCGCTCAACTTTCCACCGACGATCAGATTCGCGATGTAATCGTGTTTCAAACGTGTTGACCGCGCGTTGCCGACCGCTGGATCGGCGTCTTCTTCCGCTGTACCTCCGAAAACTACTGCGAAATGCTTACCCTCCGTACGATTCCTCTCGACCCACACTTTCGTCAGGTCTTGTTCGGTCGATATCGCTTCTTGATCGAAGACGAAAACGTTGAACGAACGAGAATCGAAGGCATCGCGCATGTCAACGTAATCGGCCGGTGCTGGCGTTGTGGGCATCGTATAAACGAGTACCTCTTTCGCGCCGCCCATAAGGGCCAGCCGAATAGACGCGATATTCGTGGCACCGAACAAGTGTTGCGCTTCTTTTTCTTTACTCACTGTGTAAAACTGTTTGGCTGTCGCTTTGGCTCCGTATTTTAACAACGGAATCGCGACCGTACCTCTCGTGCCACCTCTGATTGCCGCTGCCGCTGCCTCAACGAAATTGAGGTATAGGCCGGGTTCAATCGGAAGGCTTGTCGGGTCCCACCCGCCACCTGATGCCATCAAACATTCCTCCTCTTTTGCAAAATAAAAAGGCCGGGTTTTCACCCGACCGGAATCCGCAACTCATAGCGCGGATAAACGTGCATGATCTTGTCGTATTGTTCTTGCGTTCTCGCCTCACGAACCTCCGTTTGCAGCACGCCGACACACGCCCACAACCCGCTCTCCGTCCGCAATGCTTGCGTAAAGTTGAATCCATCCGTCCGGATATACCGCAAGGTTCCTGCAATCGGAATCATCGTCGTCTTGTCATTAACCTTGCGCGCAATTGCGTCCATTTTCGTAGTAACTAACGGAGAATCCGCGCCGTACGTAATGATTTGATACGTTCGGTCAATCCGGTAGTGGTATCGCGTCTCGGATTCGTAATCGTTCGTCTGAATCCGTACCACAAGCGTGTCTTTCGTTGCCTGCGAAGGCACTTCGTATTTCAACGCCGCATCGGAGACAACCGCCTTAACAAACGCCCCGACCGATTCGAGTTCGTTCTGTGCCGCCATCTATCTCACCTCGTATCCAGCCGCACGCATCTCCGCTTTGATCTCGTCTTCGATCATCTGTACCCACCGCGCCTTATTCTCTTCCGCTGGCTTGTCAAGGAATCGCGGAATCGTGCCGGGTGTGGTCGGGTTTTGAAAGGAGTCCCCGTACTTTTCCGGATAAATCTCGTGGATATAATGCGCGTAGTCGAACCGCCCGCTCCCCGTCATCTCAACGGCAGACACCGATATCCCACCGCGCACATTCAAGTCCTGCCCGGAAACTTCCGTCTGAATTCCGCGCCTCAGTGTTCCACCGCCTTTGCTTAACGGAGCCAGTTCGGTCGACTCGCGCTTCCATTCGTCGAGGACATCGTTCAGTCCGTTACGAGCCCCGCGCGCCATCGTTTCGTTGATCCTGCGTCTATACCTTGGCAACAACGAGGCGAGGCGCTGGCGGATCGAACGGTAATCGCTCAAATCAATATCAAAATCATAGCGTGCCATCGCGCACCTCCTATACGTCCACTACCGTTATCAGCGACTTTCCGTTAAGCCACGGTTTCACTGCGATATTCAACGGCCTGTATTCGAGTTTATTGCCGTTATCGTCAATGTACGTGAGCTTATCGTAGTAGCCGATATTCGGGTGCTTATCGAAAATAAACGCGCCAACCGAAACGACTTCCTGCGCGGTAACACCGTGGACACCGCCCGTTCCCGTTGCCGACCGGACGAGCTTCGTCCCTTGCGAAAATCGGCATCTCCGCGTAAATGGGTCGCCAGTAATTGGGCGGTCCCATTCGTCAGTCATCGGATTGCCGTCGCCATCGCGCAGGACTGGCGTTACGGTTACGCGTTGTTTCAACGGGATAATCGCCATTACAGCACGCTCCATCCTATGCGTCGTTTCGATGGCTTCGGGAGTTCTCCGTTTGCTGGGTCGTCTCCGAGCAAGTCGATCGCCGTTTCCGGAATTAACTCAGCGAGTTCTTTCGGTCCATAACGAAATGTAAACGAAGCCACGCCGGACAGCGAGAACGCCTGGACACCTTGTTGCGCCAACTTATTCGTATCGTTGAATACGGTCGCGAACACTGCCGCCGTTTCGTAAACCGCCGCGTCAGGTATCGTATACTTCGGAAACTTGACCGTTAGCGTGCGAGAGGCGACGTTTAACAATCGTGTTTTACTCGCTTCGTCCGCGTCCGCCCAGTCTTCGGTTACGATTACCCATTGCGCGATGTATGCGTCAGCTTCCGTAATGTTTACCGCCATGTGCGTATCCCTCCGTTTCGTTACTTTGCGGAGGGTTTACGCGCTGACTTTGCGGGCGCTTCCGGCTCCTCCGTTTTTGGTTCGGGCTTTTCGGATTCCACCGTTTGACCTACGCGCTCAACATCGACGAGCGTATTGAGCACGGAAATGACTTCGGGATCATCTGTTACGAATCGACCGTTTTGAAATTGAAAGCGAATGTCGTTGACATAGAAGCCTAGTTCCAAGAATCTGGATTTGTATTCAGTCACATAACCACCTCATTAGAAAAGCCCGTAATCAAGAGACTACGGGCAGTTTTTTGTATAGATTAGGACAGACCTTTCAGACGACCGTGGGCCTTCTCCTGGCGGAACTCCAACGTGTATTCGCCGACGATCATACCTGTTGTATAGTCACCTTTCTGCCCAAGGAAAGTATGTCCGAAGTCACGCGAATTCAATGGCTTGATCGCCATGCGGTTTGCGTCAACCAGGAACAACTCATCGCCAGCCACGTTGTTGTTCAAAACAATCTCGAATTGACCGAAATCAGTTACGATCATGTCGACTTTTTGTCCACGGGTATTTTCCGCGCGAGTCAACTGGATTTTATTGGAGTCCGTCGCGCTCAAAGCCATCTTTTGCTTCGCACCGACAATGATCTTGTAATCTCCGCCGGTTGCGAACCCACCCTTGTCGTAGATTTTTTGTGCCAAAGCGTTGATTTTAGTAGTGTCGACAGCACCACCAGAGTTATCAACGTTGGTTACGATCAGAGAACGGATACCCGCCATCTGACGCACCTGACCGCTTTCGTACTTCACACCGTTAATCAGCGCCTTTTCGAGTTGCAGCGCGAGCTCCAATTGTTTCTTCTGTTTCTCGTACTCGTACAGGTCGTCGATTCCGTATTGTGTCACCGCTTGTGCCGTACCGGAGATTTCGATAGAGTCATCAAAGATTTGTGTTAGATTAGACTTACGGCTACGCGCTTTGTAGCGCGCTGCACGAGCATCTGCGCCCTCTGTACCCTCAACGAACATTACCTCGATTTTGGCGCCATCTGCGATTGCTGCAGCTGTTGTGCTTGCGTATCCACGGGATACAGTCAACGTCTTTGTTCCGGCATTCACCGCAGTTACGAGCAAGAGCTCCTCACCAATCTTAACGACTTGACTAGCACGGAAAGGCTCTGCATCCGTTACTACAACCGCAGTATCCGCGTTTGTCTTGGCACCGTTTACTGTAGATTCATCGTTAAACATTTCATCCTCAAACCACACATGCTCTACTTGTGATACTGGCTGAGAAAAACCGAGCATGTTGATCAATGGGGTTTGGTGTGGATTGAGCAACAAGATTTGATCAACTACCGATTCGCGTTTGCCGATAAGCGAAGAATTATAAATTTTTGCCATTAGTTAATTGCCCCCTAGTATCGTTATTGGAAATGAAAAAAGACGACCCAAAATGAGCCGCCTTCTACAAACCGAGTTCACTTTTCAGTTGAGCGTAAGCCACGCGATCCTCCATGCGTCCTGATTTACGCGCCTTGTCCGCAGCCTCCCGCAATAGTTGCTCGGATGTCTTGTGCGTGTTTTCCGGCGCTGGATTCGACGGACCACCTACCGTTCTCGGCTGCGGCTTCTGGCCGAGCAGGAACGGTTTATCTTGAACGAGTTTCGCAACAATCGCATCAACGCCGACGGGCTTTCCGTCCTCTCCGATTTCTACCGCGGATAAATCGACAAGGCGTAGCGCGTCGTCTGTGTACGCAACGTTGGCGCTCGTAGCAAGCCGGATAAATTCGGTTTCGATCTTTTCGCGGCGGATTTGCGCTCTCTCACGCTCCAACTCCGCGTGAAGTTGATCACGTTCCTCTTGCGCCTTTATCGCCGCCTCTTCCGCACGTTGTTGCGCAGACATATCAGCGAGGCGCTTTTCCTCCGCCAACTTCTCGTACTCTTCCGCTTTCTTCTTGATGTCGTCATAGTCCGCAAACTTGTCGTACTTTTTCCGTTCGCGAGCGATGCGATCCGCGACCACCTTGTCAAGTTCCTCTTGCGTAAATGTCTTCGCTGGTTCTTGCGGTGGCTCCGCTGGCGGATCAGATGGTTCTGGATCAGCGTCAGAAAAATACTGTAGGTTTACGGGAAACAGCGTTTTAAATGCGTTTGTCATACGTTACCTCCACGTTTTTGGTCCGCGTAGACCGTAGATTCCGACCGTTTAACGTCAGCTCGTAGGACAAGAAAAAGAACGCCGATTACTCGACGTCCGTGGGATTACGTTTTCCAGTTGCGAGTGCTTTATCGCCAATCTCCGCTTGTTGCGTGGCTTTATCTCGTACGCGCTCTGGTAAATTATCCGGACGTCTAACGGGCGATACCGTGTGGCGACAGTTCGGGTGCCATATCTGACCGGACGAACGTAATTGCTCGTACGTTGGATAATTCGCGTCCCCTTCGTCAGTAAGCCGGATAATACGTCCCTCGTGAAATCTGCACGCGTCCTTTGCGCCATGCGACGATACGATTCCGTAGAGCACACCGCGCCCTAGCGCCTCGTTCATCGTCGCCTCCGTATGCGCGTACATCGTCTTTGTGCGTGCGACCATGTCGACGTAGGTTTCTACCTTCCAGCGCCGTCCTCGTGCGTCAATGATCGCGTTATCTGCCGCGTCGCCGAGTTCTTTCCGAACCCTTGCGAGAACATCCGTACTAAGCGTTCGCGTACCGTTAACGCCTTTCGCCATATTCGCACGCATAACGTCACCAACGGCTCTACGGACGGCAGCGCGAACCCTACGGTCGATATTGTTCGAAACCGCTAGGAGATCGTTTTGCGTATCCGCCACGGCCGCCGCGACCATATTCTGATTCATCCGGTTCAGCTTCGCTTTCTCGCGCGCCTCTTCGGGTGTTTTAGCAAGACCTAGCGCCATGAGTGTACGCATAACGCCACCAATCGCTGCTGACGGAATTACGCGCTTCACCCAGTCGAACGACTTTTTTGTCAGACGGCCGAGAATAACGGTGACTTGCGCAAGGACCGATTGCGCCTTGCCACGCGACAAGTCCGTAAGGTCAGTACGGGTTAGTTCGTCCTGGATATCGGTGACCGCCTCCCGATAGGCTCGCGTCAACTCATCGATGTCGTACTCATAGTTCGGCTCGGGGATGTTGCGGAAGTCCGCCATTACGCGTCACCACCGGAATTAAAAACGGACGAGTCTACCGTCCCATTCGCGGTTTCTTCGTCCTTCTCAATCCGCGCCATGATCTCGCGCGCCTTTTCGTCATCCACTTCGTCCTGACGCTTGATGGCGCTCTGAACGTCAATTGTCGGCTTGTTACCGGTCCGAATCTGCATGATTTCCGCAAGCTCTTTTTCGTCGCGTGGGATGCCGTCTTTCCACGAAATAGTCGGATAAACCGCTTCATACGGAGTGAATCCGTCAACGCCTTCGTTTGCGTAGTTTTCGAGTAACTGCGCTGTCCATAGTGCGTCTCGGAACGCGCGGTCGACGTGTACGCGAATCCGTTTTACTTTCGTTAGGATCGGCATGAACCTCGCCTTGATTGCGACGCCGTCCGTATGCGACGTGCCCGTTCCGCCTTTGTCTTGCGCGAGCACAGTACCGAACAACCATTGCGGAGTTTCCGACATCTGGAACACGAGTCCAAGTAAGATATCTAGTTCCTTAAATGCGCCATCCAACTGCGAATTCCACGTCATATAGCCGGGTGCAACGTCGTTCTTATCAACAGGAATGTAACGTCCACTAAATCGCGTTTCAGCCTCGCCCAAATCCGGACCGTATGCGGTCGGGTCGGAGTGCTTCCAAAGAATATAGTCGATCTGAACGAGCCTATCGTTAATCGCGGCCAGAACGGATTCTAGCTTTTCGATTCCGCTGATTCCCGCCCAATCGTTGTCTACCGTCTTATACGGAATGTGAAATACGGGAATGTGCGTCAGCCCCGTCTCAACTACGTCTACCGTACGTCCGGTTCCGACCTGCTCCGTTATCGTGAACGTTTGGATCGGCGCGTCATACGTGGTGTCTACGCTCTTTGGCGTCATGCGATAACGCTCGTATAGAATGAGTCCGGGAACGTGGCGCTCAACGTTTAAGTACGGGACCTCTTCGACATCGCGCTGTTTCGTGAGCGAGAACTTCTCGATACCAGGCTTCGTGGTATCCGTCACCCATTCGACATACGCGATGTTAACCGCCTTGAAACGTTTGCGTGAGCCACGCGACAACTCCGGAAACACGTACGATGGATCGACCGACTCAATGATCGGCTCGGGTTGCGCAACCACTTCGTAACCTTCCGGCACCTCCGACATGTCCTGGCGGACAGCGTAATACGATTTGATCCACGAGTCACCACGAATACCTGCGCCGATAACGATTTCATGGCCGAGTTGAGACAAGTCGTTCTCCTCGACGATCGAGTTGAGGCGCTGTTGTTCCGTTGAGTCATCAGGCTTTCCGGATTCGTATGACGGAGGCTCCCCGAACATTAAATCGGCCGGTTTCGTGAGAAGCACGTCGATTACGTTGACCGCGACGTACAGTTTCGCGAGTTGTGGCGCGTGCGGCGTGTCTTTTAGAATGTCCGTGGCGCGCTCGAGCACCTCCGCTTGTTTACCGTCGAATATCTTGTGGCCGCGCGCTTGTTTAGCGAGGCGTTCGATTGCGTTCTTCGGCGGAAATTGAGCGCCGACTTCGAATAGTTTTGCGATGATGGCGTCCTCCTTTCGTTATAAATACGCTGGCTTATCGATTACACGCTTTCTACGTTGGCTCGTCGCATCGTACGCCATGTGCAACGCGTCCGGTCCGTCATCATGGTTGTGGTTTGGGTAAAGCTCAAGCATTTCGATAAGCAATCGTTGGTCGCGCTTGAATCGTATCTTCCCGTTCAGGATATCCGGGAGCAGTGACTCAATCCGGAGTGCCTTACGCATCCGCTGCTTAATCTCTTTCAATCGCCGATGTGTTGGGTACCCGCGCCTCCGTAGCTCCTCCGCCAATTTATGCGCGAACCATTCTTGCGCCTGCTGCGCCTCTACCGCTAGTCCCTCGTATTGAAAGCGTATTGCGCGATCGACTACCTCTTTGAGTAGAATGTCCGGATGTACGCGTTTGAGAAAAACGTCCGTAACGTAGCAAACGCCCGTGTCGCGATTGCGACCGAGCGTGATAATGGCGGAGTAGTCGCCCTTCTCTTTTCCCATTGCGAAGTCGACCGCGCCAAAGTAATCGAGCGTAATGTGTTCGAGATCGCTGTCGGTATAATACGTAAACGTTTCCGGGTTAAAAATCTGCGATTCTTCATCGACCGGATTGCCGAGATACTCCTGGTTAAATGCGCGTGCGCCCATCGCCTCGCGCTTCTCCATGAAAAACTTGTACGAGTATCGCGGCCATAGCGTCTTTGTTCCGCGAAGCAGTTCCGCCTCACTCTCCGTGTAAAATGCGTCTGAGTTCCGTTTTGCGTCCGGATCGTCAGCGTTATAAATCCGCCGCCATTCTTCCCACAAGTCCTCGCGTTCCGACCACGATAGGATCGCCGGAAACTTGCGCGATACAAAGTCCTTACGCTTGGTGAGGACGTGGTTTAGAAGTGAATCGTAATGTACGATCGTCCCCATATATACGCAGAGTCCGCCGAAACCGAGCGCCTCCAACATCTCCGACCGGAACCAGTGGAGATTCTTTGCGCGCAATTCAGTCGTATTCGTATTCTCTCCGGATTCCAAATCGTCGAGCAAAAATAAGTCCGGACGCGTCGACCCATGGCGGAGTCCGCGCATCTGCGTACCCATACCCTTCGCTTCAACTTTCGTGCCCGTCGTCGTAACGAACTCGTACTTGTTGTCCGTATCGTTCATCGATTTCTTTTCGTACAACAACTCTCCGAAGTCTTCGCGTAGCTTTTCATTAAAGACGAGTTGATTACGCGTCCATTGGATGAAGTCGCCTGCCACATCCGTCGTTTCCGAAACCTCGACAATATAACGCTTGTGGCGGAAAGCTACGTTCTTGCAGAGGAACCCGTTGGACAGGTACGCCGTCTTCGCATGGTTCCGTCCGACCGACCACGCGACGTTTTCGGATACGTTACCCTTCGTAATCTCGTCAAGCAACGCGCAGAGCTCACGGTGGAAGTCCGCAGCGTCTCCGTAATCGACTCCCGCCGGGATGAGATTATCCTGGTTACCGGGATTGCGCGCCTCCGAAAAGTATTCGTACATGAACAGGAGTGTATCGTATTCGCACGCATGGACCCGTTGCAACTTCGCCAGTTCCGCGTCGAGTATTTCCCATTGGTCAACGTCATAATCGGTCAGTTCGCCCGCGTCCGCCAGCACCTTATACTGCGCGATGAGGTCGATTCTACGGTCGATTTCCGCCTGACGCGCAGGGCGATCAAACCACTTACCGTTAAGGAACGCCAATTTATACGTCCCCTTCCGGTTTGAGCGATTCCGCCCTTTCTTTCAGGCGTGCGAGACGGTCTTCGAGCGATTGCGCGGAGCCTGCGTCGTCTGTCGTGATCTCCTGGCGGTCGATGAGCAGTCCGCCGAATTTATAGAACAGCTCAATGCCCTTCATCGAGCCTTGCCCCTTGATTGTCATGTCCAGGTGTTTCTCCATAATCTGCGGCAAATGCGACATAAACGCGTCCGCTGACCATGCGTTCGTATACGCAATAAAGTCGCGATTGTGATGCCGCCATTTATACAGCGCGCTGATCGAGCAACGTGCCTGTTCCGCGATTTCATCGAGCGTCATGCGACCTTGTTCGCCTGCTTCCGGATTGCGTGGCAAGAAATTGTTGATCGCGAGTAGACGGGCGGCGTCGATTTGTTCGCGAGTGAGCTTCGCCTCTAATTTACGTAGGTCTTTCGCCATGATATCGTCTCCTTTCGTTGGTTAGCGGACGGCTCCGCTTGATCGAACATAAAAAGAAGCCACCGATAGGCGCTCGGTAGCTTCCGTTTAGGCTCGATGCGTATTCGGTTAGACCCGGAGGTTTAAAATTTGCAAGAAAACGTCGCAGGTCAGGCTGGGCGATTTTCGGCGACCGCCTTGGGGGCTTAATTATCAGAATATTCACGGGTGTTAGCACAATCGCGACTATTCATCGCATGCATAAACATGCACTGTTCGCATTTTGTTTGGGTCCGATAATATACAATCAGTAAACTGGCGCTCCTTACTTCAATCACGCAGAAACCGCGTCAGATCAACGTTTCTGACGTATTCGCCGTTTACATAAAACGTTATGCATACGCTCCTTCCGCTGCATAAACGGAAAACCCCGTCAGATCAACGTTTATACACCGACTGTATACGATGCATAACCGTATATACATTGCATAACGGATGCATAAAAGTTGTCGGAATTGTGTATAATACGGACACAATTCGTACAGGGTCGATGTTTTCCGGGCACGTCCGTCTGGAACGTTCGTGCGGATACTATCGGGTTCATCGCGCTAGTCATTCGGTACGTTTCGTTGTGCATGCGCTGACACCGCTATTTGCGTTCCTTCAATACATGGCGCGAGTAAACGGTGATTGCGCGGACGATACCGATTCAACGTTTTATACACGGTCCGACTTCGCATCTTTCGTATTGTTCATTCCTAACGCCCACATACCGCATCTCCACCCGTTCATGTCGCGTTCCAAGACAGACCGAACCGTACCTCTGCGCCCATACTTCCGCAGTGTAGTCCGTTACATTAACGCCATTCTCCGCATTGATTGCGTCTGCTTCCGCCTGTGTGTCCGTTAGGATTCGCGTTCCGATATAACGTGGCATGGTCGTGCTCCTTTCCGTCTGAGAACGCAAATAGCGCGGAACCATGACGGCTACCGCGCGTATATCTTTTCTTCTTCTTCTTCGAATAAGCTCGCGATAGAATGTCCTCGCATATCCTTTACCGCGTAATCTCTTATTCGCGTATACTCTTTTATATTTAAAGAGCGTTCGCGAGTGAAGGAACGTAGTGACTGATTGAGCGATATCTTTTGTTTCTCTTTTACTACTTGCTCTTTTACTTCTTTCTCTTTTTACAGTCTGCGCAGGACATACTATCGATGATATGTCCAGGACATACTACCGGTAATATGCGCAGGACATACTACGCATTACACCGCCGTTTTCTCGCTCTTTTTCCGCCTTGTCTTCGGCTTATACACGCTAAAGTCCGGCAGAATAATCTCCCCGAACTCGTCCACGATATAACCATCGTCAGTGATCCGCGGACAGTACGAAGGAAAATACCATTTGAACCGTTTTGTTCCCTGCCACTGGTCGACCGTCCGTATAATCCCGTTCGTCGCGAGAATGTCCGCTAGGAACTTAATCCGGTTGCGGTCTACGCTCATCTTTTCGATAATGCTATCGTAATCGAGAAAGCACGCACCGAAACGGTCATTCAACGTACCATCTGCTCGCGTAAAGTTTCCGTCAATGTACGATTGCAGCAGGAAGTAGAAGTATACGATATCGCGAACCTCCGGCTTCCTCCGCATGTCGGCGTAAACAACATCGTAAGCCTCTCGTATGATTCGCGGAAACACCTTCCGCATGAGCTCGCGGTTGTATACTTCGAATCCGCCCGGACCGTCGAGTAGCGCCTGTTTATCGTTTGGCATCGGACGTCTGACGGGCTGGATCGCGGAGTATTCGATAGGGATAACGTTACTCATGCGCGGACACCTCCAACATCGAGCAAGAGAAAGTGGTGCGTAGTAACGCATTAGGCTCACAATCACCAGTGTAATGTATCTTATAGTTGATCATTACCGAAGTTGCGCCGCCAGTGGAACACAGCGCCAGGTAACGATGATCACACAATTCCAGTAGTAGTTTTTGCGTATAGCCAGTGCTAAGACCGACCTCACTCGCTATCTCTTTTATTGTCAGTAAACCGATAAGACCAACTTCACTCTCTGGAAACTTACACACTAGATTAGTTGTTCTGTGAGTCATAGGTTTCAACTTCTCAAATAGTTTTAAAGCAGCGTTTCTCATCCCATCGCTTCCCTTCGCGTTATTGTCCGACAGATAAATAAAACAGCGCAGCAGCGAGTGTCGGGATATCTCGCGTTCGGTTGGCCGACCTAGCCGCGCTTTAGCGTTAACATAGCGTAAATAGGACGCACGATCATCGTCATGCGCCCGATTAGGCTGCGTTAATCAACGTTTATCAATATTCGTGCTGGACCCGCAATGCTACGGTCGGTCCCGTCTGCTAACGTTATCCCCACGACCTTATGCGGAGGAATCACGATCTCCCTTACGCCTGTACGCCGCGCCAGTTCGTCCGTAAGCTCACGCGTTGTGTAATCGGAGAGTGTGCGTTCTCTCTTCGCTTCGTTTACGGAGTTCAACGACCGCACCGCCGCATCAGCTTCGCGCCTGAGCGCCTTCAATCCCGTTAGCGCGTCCGATACGTCTACGTTGAGTTTGACGGTGAGATCGCGCGCGGGAGTGATGCGTTCGCCAGCGTGAAGTTGCGCAAGGTATCCGCCATTGTCTGGTACATCCGTGTGCCCCATGATGCGCGTTCCTCCAGGTGCTCCGTTAACGATTACGTCTGACTCGCGGTCAAATATACCCATGTCACAACGCCTCGCTTTCGTATAGTTGGCGCTAGGATTCCGCGCCCTTGCGTAAACAAAAAAAAGAAAAACACCGGTGCGCGACCGATGTCCTTCGTTTTGATTGCGTTACTCAGCGGTAATGTACTCGTTTGTAGAACCACAGTGCGGGCATTTCATTTGTAATTTGACGACACTCCCTCTGCGCTCTACTACGGTAGCTCTCACATCGTATGAGCCAAATTCCTCCGGTTTTTCAAGGTAATGTGCCCAACTAAATGTTCCATTACATTCGTGGCAATACCACTCAGACGAAGTAAACACGGTTCCCATATCTCGCCACCTCCCGTCCTAGTCCTTTCGACAGGGACTCGGCAAATCCTTCCAGCGTTCGCACCACGAACTTATTCGCGATCCCAACGCTAGGACCCGTCAAAGCAGGTCGTTCGCGGAGCGGAATGGCGTTTTTAACCGTAGCCAGCGGTGAGATTACGTTTTACCAGCCGGGACCGCCGTCAGCGAATGCGCTGGATGCTACGGACAGAGCCGCGACGATTGCGAAGAATGCTGTGATAGCGAATTTTTTCATACGTAATTACCTCCGTTTGGTCCGCGTGTGCGGCCGATTATTTTTGCGTTGTGTATGCGCGCCTCGTCCGGACGGTACCGGAGTCATCGGCGAAGGTCTCATAACGTATAGATACGAGATTGCGCTAAAGTCGTTATTTTTCAATAAAATAGCGGACAACTTCGCCAGGTTTCGTATCTTTTTCGTATTGTATGCGTCGTTTTTCGTTACGTATCTTCGCGTTCTTATCTACGAACATCATCTCGCGATCGGACCGTTTTCTTCTCGTCGGCTTTCGATAACTGGCACCGTCCGATCCGATCTCTTCCGCCATCTTTTCCGAAGTCTCAGCGCCCATACCGCCTTGTCCGCGTTGGTGCTTGCCCTCACGTCGGCGAGCGAGTTGGATGTCGCTCAATATTGGATACTCGTGGCGCGATACCTTATGCTCGTCGTCGTCCGTTAATTCTTCATGAAGTATGGCGTTCGTTAGGCGTTCCAGATCGAACGCGTCCGGCAATTCTCCGACACTTTCAAAATACTCCGTTATCAGAGCGTCGACTTCGCGATTACGGCTAGTTCGGTTGGTTAAAGCGGGCACTCCCGCACGAATACCGTCAATTAACTCATCGACTGCGACGGAGAATGCGGATTTATAGTCGGCATGATTGCGGAAATACTTCGGTGTGATTGCGTGTTGGTTGCGTTTATTCATCGGATGCCTCCGTTTCCATTTCCGCGAGGATCGACTCCAAGCGGATGTCTGCGATTTCTACGTATTTTGATTCCGTTTCGAATCCGATGAAATTTCGGCCAGTTCGGACGGCTGCGACTGCAGTAGTACCGGAGCCCATGCAATTGTCGAGTACGATGTCACCTTCGTTCGTGTATGTGCGGATGAGGTACTCGAAAAGGGCTACGGGTTTTTGTGTCGGGTGCAACGCCTCTCTTTGTTTGTCAGACGCAAATACTTGAACACTACGAGGAAATCGCTCTGTGCTATCATACGAGCTGAGTTCGTAATCATTGTAATTGGATGACTTGGCACACTTTCGTCTGTGCACTGCTGTACTGACCTTCCTCACATGTCCATATGTTTTCTGAGGATTATACGTGGGCAATCCCTTGTAAAAGACCAGTACATTCTCATGGGCTTTCATTGGCATTTTATTCGCGTTCAGATGGCCAGTTGGTGTTGTCTTTTCCCATATCCACTCATAGCGAAGCATTTCTAAATTGCTGCAGCCTAAAACCTTATCAAATGGCGTTTGCGCAGTTAGCACAATTGCTCCATTTCCTTTAATGATTCTCTTGTATTGATCCCATAGAGGCTGTAGCGGAATTATGGCGTCCCACTTGTTCTGCGTTGTCCCATATGGTAGGTCGCATAGAATCATGTCTACGCTCCCATTCGGAATCATCCGCATCCCCTCGATACAATCACGCTGATATATCCGGTTTAACTCGATCTCTCCGAGTAGTTTCTTTTCCGTCATCAAACCGCCTCCCCTGCGTTATCTTCCGTAGCCTGCCGCCACTGTTCCGTCCGTTCCACTTCCCCGTAATTCCACCGTGCATACACCGCCGCCACCCGATTGAGCCCCGTAATCACTAACCGGCTCACACGCTGCTTTCCGATCCCCATACGCACGCCCACGTCCTCCATCGTCAGGTCGTCAACGTAGTACAAGCATAAGGCCTCCGCCTGCCTCGCGGTCAGTTTCGCGGACTTAATCGCGACCGCCAGATCGATGAGGATATCGGACGCGACGTAATCGCCCGAATGGTATCTGCGTGAGGCGAGCCGGTGTGCGTCCGCAAGTAGCATGTCGACGCCAGTCCGGTCATTTAACGTGTAACGCACGGAGTACTCGCGATGTCCCTTCGTTATATCAACGGCACATGCGCCCATTAGGCGGGCACCTCCGTTCTGTCGGCTCCCGATTCTGCCGCCTCCCTTTCCGCATGGCCTTTGGCGCGACCATCCGGATTATCCGAAATCAAACGCTCGCCTATTGCGTTCGATTGCGTAGCCGCCCGTAATTGCTCCGCCAGCGCGACTCCGAGCAGGTATGAGACGCGCGATGCGACTCCGTTACCGACGATGCGGTATTGTGGCGAAAGTTTAATATCGTCAGGAATTACGTACCAGTCCGGTACAGATTGGATGCGGAGGCACTCGCGCACGGTGAAACGGCGTGGTGCTTGCGTTGGATGAATTGGTTGTCCGTTATTGTGATGCGCAGGGATAGTGGCGGATGGAGGCTCCATCCGTTGGACACGGCTTGCCTGATCCCATTTTTCAGAATCCCCACTCTTTGGCGGCCAATAGTGCTTATCGGTGTGATTCCGGACAATCTCCATCGTCATAGAGCCGTCGCCTGGATGAATTGAAGTGTCTCTAGGACTTGTTAAAACTGTGAATGCTGGTTTGTCCCATTTGACGACTCTATTCCGAGACAAATACTGACTAGAGTAGCTCCCATCCTGCGGGTTACGCTCGTGAAAGTAGGGCTCCGGTAAATCCCCGATCACATCGCGCAGCACTTGCGTACGACAATCCTCCGGTTGCGGCTCCGGAAACTCGAACGCGAATCCGAGGTCATTCCGCACGCCTACGATAAACACACGCTCCCTTTTCTGCGCGACACCGTAGTCCCATGCGTTGACCAACCGCCAACTTACCGTATACCCAATCGTGGCGAACCGTTCGAGTAGCGCATCAAACGTCGGTCGGTGCTTCTTCGTAATGAGTCCCTTTACGTTTTCGAATACGAGTGCCTTCGGACGCTTCCGTTCGATGATTTCGAGATAGCGCCATACGAGTTTGCCGCGCTCGCCTTCTTCGCCAGCACCCGTTCCCGCAACGCTGTAGTCCTGGCACGGCGGACCCCCGGCAATTACGTCCGCGTCCGGAATGGAATCGATATCGATCGCGGTAATGTCGCCATGTACGATGTGGTCGCCGAGGTTGTGGCGGTATGCCTTCACCGCGTTCTTATCGAAATCATTCGCCCATTTCAGCGTGTACCCGGCAGAGCGGAGGCCGACCGCCATCAGTCCGCCGCCTGCGAATAGCTCCGCGACAGTGACTCCGTTACTTTCGAGTTGAGGCGTTACGTTATATGTCATGACATCGCTCCTTTTCGTCAAATTTTCGTCATTAACGTTTATTGCATATGTCGCGTTATCTCGCGTATAATGGTACGTAAGACAAATATTCGGAGTGTGATCGTCAAATGGCGTTTATCGCGTATAGCTTTGGCGGCGAACTGCCAGCTCTTTCGCTCGATAAGTTCGGACGTCTTCATATGAATTCGGCTCTACGTAAGAAGCTCGGAGTAATCAAGGACATGCCGTTCAAGGCGCATATCGCGTACGATCCGGACACTGGCAATATCGGACTCGCGCGTCCTGGTGAGGTTAACGTCGGGGACAACGTGGCTCCGGCGACATTCGATCGCAAACGTTACTATGCCACCGCACGCGGGTTCATGTCACGCCATCAGCCGAAGCTCGGCAAGTACGTATACATCGAGCGTCAGAACAACTGGTACGCGTTCCGTCATCAGGAAACGGAGTCACCTACGGCTCATCCGGACGTGAAGCCAGCGCCGAAGAAGAGACGGAAGAAGACGGAGAGCCCTGCGGAGTAGAAGCGTCGCCATCCGCGTCCCTTTCGTTCGGCAAGCGTGCGTCATACGGGCGTCCGTCTAGCGCGTCGGCACGTCCGCGGAAATATCCCATTTCGTAGTAGTGGCGTAGGAGGTCGTCGGTTGCGTTCATTCGGCGGCTTCTTTCGCTATGGGCGCGTACTCTACGATTTCGAACTCTTCTTCTGCGAGCTTTTTAGCGATCGCGTCACGTTCATTTAGCGGCAAGTCTTGCCACCCACGCCAACCTATCCGTTCGCCTGCGAAGTAACTCGAGTCGGACGTAACCACGCCTTTTGCTGCACCTCTCGTTAGGTACGCAATCTTCCGTCCACGTTTCTCGTACCGCTTTCCATTACGGTAGATAACGTAAACTCTATCGTTCATCATTACGTCGCCTCCCAGCGTTCGAAATCGACTGACTCCGAATAGTATCCGTTAGAGCTCCCATACCAGCGGATCGTTACGTAACCTTTCGTTGTAGCAAATTTGTAGAACGTCCACGTAAAAGTTCCGCTCCATACGTCTGAATCACCGCTTTCGCTAACCTCTTCCGCGAGTTCGATGGGAACGCCAATCAGGTCCGTAATGTCTCCGCAGATATCCTCGACGTAAACGTGCTCGCAACAATCCTGCTCGTGATACATGCGATAGCACTCGCCATCTTCCGTATAGAACCGCAGCTCATCCGTAACGCTATCGTCAATCTTCGTTAATACTTTCCCGACCAATTCGTTCACGTTAGCCACTACGCATCGCTCCCCTTCGCCATAATCTCCGCCATCACCGCGTCCACCTTCGCATGTAACTCCGCCAGGCTTCCGTTATTCACAATCTCGTAATCGACCGCGAACCCGTCCGAATGCAGCTCGGTTTCGTGCGTTAAGTCGCGTTCGTCGAACGTATCGCCTGCGTCAAGCATGCGTTGCCTACGGGTCGCCTCGTCACACTTTACGCGGATGACTACGAAGCCTTCCGCACGAAGGCGGGAAATTTCGTTAGGCTGACGGAGGTCGGTGATTACGATGTTGTCGAAGTCTTTGTAGTATGGCGTGAAGTACAGTAGGGTTCGAATATCGCGCATGGTCGCGTTGACCCATACGTCCGGATCGAACACCCTCATCGCCTGCCCCACGCCTTGTAGGAGCGCGCGGGGCTTTCGGTCATTGGCGAATCGTTCCGGAAAGAGTTCGGAGCAGACTTTGCGGATACCGTCGCCGAATGCGAACCGGACGAATCCGTATTGTTGCGTGAGGTGGGCGGCCGCGGCGTCCTTCCCTGCACGAGCCCGCGCCGTGAGCGCTATTTTAACGCTCATTAGGCGGACACCTCCTCGCGACTGTCGTCAAGAATCTTGAATTGTTTGTCCGCGATCCAACCGCCGTACCCTCCCGTGTGTCGAAACGCTTTTTGTCCGAAGTAATTACCGTCAGAGTTATCGAGTTCAGGGGCGCGTTTTGTCAACGTTACCACTTCGTTAATGTCGTTTTTTGTTCCGTGAAATAATACGACGTCTCCTACCTGCGCATTAATTGATTCTGGCTGCGGCGCGCTCGTATATTCCGTAGGTACATCGAGTCCCAAAGCTCGGCGCAACGCGATAGTACGTCCGATATGCGTGTTGAATACGTCGTCTGGCGCGCATTTTGCGATTCCTTTTGCACGTACCTTTCCGGAATTGTGTCCGCGTAAGAGGCACACGACCGTTCTCTTTTCACGGTTGACAATAAACTCTGCATCGCAGCTAAACGGGAATTCCGTTCCATCTGAGACCTTGTAATATTCACCTCGCTTTAACGTCGCCACATCCGCCTTCGCACGTTCCACGACCTCGTCGCGGATTTCTTGTGCCGACTTCATACGCGGTAGGTCAGCGAGTTTTCTAACGGTTTTCTCCGGGTTGAACTTCGGCCCCCCGTGCTTTTGCAATTCCGCCTTAACCGCATCAGCTACCGCCTTTACTGCGTCGTCCATTGACGCGACGGTTACGTGGATTGCCGGAATGGTTACGGTGATTGATTTCGGTGCGGCTTCGTTTTGTTGTGTTACTGGTTCGTCAATTTGCGTGAGGACTACGTATTCACTATCGTAGATCAGACCGGAATACCTACGTTCTTTGACATGCCACACATCACCGTCGTAATCTACGCGGCTCACGGTGTACGAAGCGCCAATAGGAACGCCATTACCGCTACCTGTATGATCACCTGCATGCTCTCCCGTAATCAAAATACGCTCGCCCACCGCCGCCTTACGTTTCTCTTCGCGATAACGCTTGCCGTCGATGATGACGGTCGAGCTCGGGGCGAGTACGACGTAGTCGCAATCAACGCCGTCTTCGAGCCACCATCCGTCAACGTACACGCACTCTTCTTTGATTTCTGCAATATACACAGTACCTATTTTGAGTCCGTGATACATTGCGTCAGCAACGATCTTGATGCGTTCCCCAACGTCAGCCTTACGCTTAACCTCCGTATACTCACGTTGCACTCCATTAGCATCCGTCAATACCGTTACGTTCGCTTGATTCGTATTCATCCGATCACCCTCCGATATTTTTTAGTTTGCGGATCGTCCGTCATGCGATCGCCTATTTCGCACGACTGCGCCTTACTTAGTAATTCGTACGCGATTCCGTTTTGCACATCTTACTCGAAAATAATTATCGGCATCATCCGCCGACCGAACCGCAGCGCTTCCGCCTTGTTCGCGATATAAACGTCGAGCTTGCGCGAGGTGATCCGCCCACCCCTATCAAGACACGTCAGCGTCCGCCCCAGTTCCGGAATCATAACGCGAGTGCCGAACGGGTGGTCGCGCGGGCAGGCGGCGGTTACGCCTTCGCGTACGGGTTTACCCGATGCGGTGATTCCGTGCGCTGGCGTAAAGTCATCTCCGACTGAGTACGCGGTGACTTCGTAGGTTGCGAGAGTTGGCGGTGGGGGAATGTTTTGAGCGAACGTTGATAGCGTGTAGAGTGCGGATAATAGCGTTAGGATGGGCGCGACCTCCTTCGTTAAACTGCGACTTTTCCGGCAATGTGCGGATGCGGATCGTATTCGATGATTTCGAAATCATCGAATGTAAAATCGTCAATGTCCGTTACCTGGCGTTTGATTACGAGTTGCGGAAGTGTGCGCAGATCACGTTCGAGCTGCGTCCGTACCTGTTCGATGTGATTCGCGTAGATATGCGCGTCTCCCAGCGTGTGAACAAACTCTCCGACCTCAAGTCCGGTGACGTGCGCGATCATATGCGTCAGGAGCGCGTAGCTTGCGATGTTGAATGGAACGCCGAGGAATACGTCAGCCGACCGTTGGTACAGTTGGCACGAGAGTCGTCCGTTCGCAACGTAGAATTGGAACGCGAAGTGACACGGCGGGAGCGCCATTTGGTCGAGTTCGCCGACGTTCCATGCGTTGACGAGCAGGCGTCTGCTGTCCGGATTCGTGCGGATTTGTTCGATGACGTCCGCGATTTGGTCGATCCGAGCCTCGGTCAATGACGTCCAACTTTCTCCGTACGGGAGTCCGTCGTCCTCATAAATGATTTCTGCCGGTTGCCACGCGCGCCACTGTTTGCTGTACACCGGACCGAGGTCGCCGTTTTCGTTAGCCCACTCGTTCCAGATTCGTACGCCGTTTTCGTTCAAATACGCCACGTTCGTATCGCCACGCAGGAACCACAAGAGCTCGTGCGCGATCGACGGCCAGTGGAGGCGCTTCGTCGTCACCATCGGGAAGCCTTCGCGGAGATTGTATCGCGATTGGTAGCCGAACGTACTTAACGCGCCCGTTCCGGTGCGATCCGTCTTCTCAACGCCATTTTCGAGGATATGGCGGCATAGTTCGTGGTATTGACGCATCTATTCTGCCTCCTTCACTTCTACAGTTACAGGGACGATTGCCCACTGTTCTTTATCGGTGATCCATCCGCGAGCAGATTTCGCTCCACGCTCGGTGAACCGCGGTGTTTTGTAAATGTTGTCGGTTGTTCCTGTGACGCTACCGCCCCAACGGGAGACGAAGTATTTTCCGGACTTATTTCGTAGCACATATTCCGTTATCATTCGCTCACCTCCGCCCGTATTCCGCTGCTCCCAAACCCGCCTTCCCCGCGCTCCGTCTCGCCCAACTCCGTCACCTCAACGAACGCTGCCCGTGGGACTTTCGCGAGAACACCTTGCGCGATGCGGTCACCTTTGCGGATCAAGTAGGAGCCGTACAGTAATCCGCGCGCCTTTGATCCGTCTAAATGGAATCCGTACTTATGGACGGCTCCGTTCGGGTACATTCCGGTGTGGGTATTATCGAACATCATCGCAACCTCACCGCGATAATCCGAATCAATCACGCCAATTCCGTTCGACTGCCGCAGCTTCGTTTTCAACGCGATTCCCGACCGCATGCACACGTACATTACGAGTCCGTCCGGAATCTCAAACGCCAGTCCGAGCGGAACTTTCTTCGTTTCTCCCGGCTCGATGATTACGTCCTCGACCGCAACGAGATCGAAGCCTGCTGCGCCGAGCGTTGCGCATTGCGGGATTACTGCGTCCGGATGCAGACGCTTGATTTTAACGGGAACGCCAATGTGCGCCGGGCGGCGGAATGTCGGCGAATCGCTTCCGACAATTGCGATGAGATCGCGTTGTTCTTGCGTTAGTGCGTATGACATGGGCGTGCCTCCTTTTGGGTTAACCTGCTTTGTTAATCTCTTCAAACACGATCTGTTTTGGCAGAATTCCTTTGCACAAATACACACTTGAGAACGGAGGGTTTAAGGACGGTTTTTGCTCGCAGTAGTCTTTAAAATACGCCACCCTCCTGTTCATGTACAAAATCTCGAAGTCATTATTAGCGAACATCTCGAATCTCTTTTGACTTTCAAATAACCCAACAACGCCGATCAACATCGCGAAGGGCTTACCTATGTCGAACAGCCTTTGAAGTACCTCACCTTTTCTGGAATACGGTGGGTTACTAATGACGTAATCACAACTAGGTATCTCACAGTTGAAGAAATCAGTTCCTGTGTTTATGTGAGTAGCGATAACCTCATGCCCTTCTTCTCTGAACAACTTAACAAACAGACTTTGTTCTTCGTCAAACGGGCACCAAATTGTCGAGTTTGGCTTTATATAATTAAACAGAGGTTTGATGGCGTACTCTGGAGTGTAAAATTCGTCATTTCCACTGTTTGCTACTTGGTCCAGTTTCATAAAAGTACACCTCCGTTAATAGTCCGGCCGAAGCCGGTGAGCGCCGGAGCGCCCGCCTTATCTCACTGGACAGCTATTTCCCACGCATTCATTTGACGAGTCAACCGCGTTGTCTTCCGCAACGATCGCGCCGCCAACGACATCCCACGGTTTAGCCTTGATCCGCGCAACCATCTCGTCGTATTTCTCCTTCGTAATCGCCTCGTATGGCATCTGCGGATACGTGTCGGTCGCGTACGGCAATAGTGACGTCGACTTGATTACGGTCTTGTACCGGTCGAGGATAACCGTAATCTCATCGATCACACGGTCCTCGTCGCGTTGGTCAACCTTGAGCTCCGGATTGCCGAATTTATCGAGAAGCACCGTCCCATCCGCGAAATATACTGGCTTCGGCTGCGCCTTCTTGAACGAAAGTGTCGCTGACACTGCGTTATCCGACCAGTACGTTGCGAGGAGCGCTTGGAGTGCGGCTTGTTCACGGAGGGGCACGTCGCCTGCTGACTGGAATTGCGTGTGCTCCGCGGTCGGGGCCTTCACCGGAAACTCCACGACGACCGTATTGTAGTTGTACACGTACGATCCGTCCGGATTAAATCCCTGGATCGCTGGCTCAACGTAATATCCGCATTCGAGCAGGATGGGAACGAGCGGAGCCTGCGCCGACATTCGAACGCGACGGATCATGTACGGTGCCCAGTGGTAATGTTGCCCTGGCGAAACGCCCATGAGGAGCGAAATAGTTCCGCTGGGCTTCACGGTCGTCACCTTGATCGACGGATTCGCGCCGAGTTGCTCCGCGTGATCAGCGTTCGTATCGCGGACTGCACCGTATAGCTCATCGAGAGCCTCCGTCACGTCTTCGTTAAATACCGGATTGCCCTCGTCATCAAATCCGAGGATTGCGCGCTCACCGAATCGCATCAGCACCCAATCGGTAATTCCCGTAATGCCTACGCCAAGGCGTCGATGTCGGTATACTACGTCGCGAGTAACGGCCCATTCATACGGTCGGAATGTGATCCGGTAGGCATAACGCGTTGCCAGGTACGCCACTTCGTCGTATAGCGTATCGCCTTCTATACCCTTCGCTATGAAATCGTGGATTCGCGGCAAGTTGATCTCGAACAGGTTGCACGGCGACCCGTTGGGAAGCGTTATTTCCCCGCAAGGATTAAACACTTCGACCTCCCCGTCAATGTCCGCCTTGAATCCGTCGATGATCCGTCCGAAGTTGCGCGATAACTCGATCGATACGTAGCCTGGTTCGCCATTATAGTAAATGTTGACGGCCATATCGCGGAGTGTTTCGCGATCAGTGTCCATTCCGATATCTACGGAGTTGTTCGATGCCCAGCGCCATTGGCTCGCGACCTTATTGCGTTCCAGCGCGTAGTTCTTCGACTCTACGAAATCTTTATCCGCGTTGTCTCCGATTAGGATTAGCGCTGTTCTGCGGACGTTACCGGCAACGACACAGCATCCGATATTTTGGATCACGTCGCCCCATTCCGTCGGCGTTACGTAGTCTCCGACACGACCGTTGAGGATCGTGTTCACTTTCGTTAGCATGTCGACGAGTGGCGCTGGGCCTGACGCAACGCCTCCGAATCCAACAATATCGGAACCTCGCGGACGGATATCGGATAGGTCGATCACGATGTCCGTAACGCCTTCGTAATGTGCGTCGATTACTTTCGCGAGCGCCTCCGCCCAGCCTTCTCGCGCATCCTCGACACGTAAGTAGCTGTAACCGTTCCTTTCCGCGAACTCTTTTTCGTCGTTACATGTTAGCAGCACTCCCATCGACTCGAGTTCGGCGTCATAATCAGCGTGGTATCCGGTGCAAGAGAACGATATGGTCAGTTTGTTATTTACTTTCGGAATCTGCGCAACGTACTTCTGCTGTACATTCACGCCGACGCCTCCGCCTTTCATCGCTTGATCGAACGTAAACACCGGAGCGAACGAAACTTTCGGTTGCCCACCGCCAGGAACGTATTCCTGCGGTCGCATCGACACTCCCCAGCAGTTATTTTCGGCATCCCCGACCTTCTCCGCGTAGTCCGTTCCACTCATCCAAAGACCGCGGCCTGGCGGAGTCATGACGAGATTGAACGCTAGGTGATAGAACCGCTCCATTTCCGCAGTCAGTTCCGCAATCTTCTCATCGGTCAACCGCCCGAGTTCTGCCAGTCTCTTCGCCTCGATCCGAAAGTTACCCTCGGTAAATCGCCGCACCGTTTCGTCCCATCGTTCGAGCGTGCCGTCCGGTTTCTTGCGGGCGTAAGTCCGGAGATAGACGATGTAACCGAGCCCGTCGAATCCCCATTTCGGTTGTTTACCGCGATACTGCTGCAAAAATTGCTCGGACAGTTTCAACTCACATCGTCTCCCTTTTCGTGTATATAGCGTTCGTTATCGTCAATCGCGTATTGTAGCGCAAGCTTCTGCGCAACCAGTTCGAAGTAGGCGCGGCGTGCGTCCGGTATCTTCCGTTCAACCTCTGTCAGTTCATCGCGAAGATACCGGAGGTTTCTTACGGCAAATGGCGCCGACCAGTCGTCGAATTTGCGGGTCATGGCGTAGACACCGCACCTGGCGGAAACGGTCCGTCGTCATTGCGGTCAAATAGCGATTGGACTAGCGCCACAAGCGCGGATACCGCCTCTATCATTGCGTCGACCTCCGATTCAGTCCGCTAAATGCGAGATTGCTGACAACTCCGAGCAAGATTACGGACGCGAACGCCTGCCAGAATCCGAAGTGGACCGCGAATAGGAACGTAACTAGCGTTGATACGAGCCATGCCGTGATTGAAATACCTGCGAACCATAGCGCGATGAATGCGAGGACGACGCCTGTGCGTGCGAGATATTTCGTCAATTACTTCTCCTCCCCAATATGAGCAATCGCGGCCTCTAAAGCGCTCGTAGTTGCGTCACCCAAGTAATCATAAAGGTATTCGCCTGCTTCGCTATAACTGCGATCTCCATCCGAAATTTGCTCTAGCGTCTCATAGACACGCTCAAGCACTTTATTTAACTTCGCCAACAACTCCTGTTTATCGCCCATCATTCCGCCTCCTCAGCGTCAATCAGATTTTCGCGAATCAACCACGCCAGAATCACGGCGCAGGCGTCGCTTTCATCATCGGTCGCGAACGGATAATCCTCCGCCAGTCCGAGCACCCTCCGTACGCCCGCCGCAACCTCCGGCTTCTTCGCGCTACCATCGCCTGTCACCGTTTTCTTCACGCTCGATGGCGTCAAATTCGCGTCGACTGCGTAACCGTAACGGGCGAGAGCGCGATCCACCGCCGACCAGCTTCCGTGTATCTTATCGTTCATTTTGTAATCGCGCGATGGCGGCCATATTTCGCGCACTACGCCTGCAAACGGTCCCGCCCGTAATTGCTCGCGGATGAATAGGAGCGCAACCGATTCGATAATTTCGTAGCGCAACGTCTGATTCTCGGATGCGTCCGTCTTAGCGTGAGTGACCGCGATCAGGCGTGGCTTCCGGTTCGTTACGCCGATGACCGCGAAACCGGGATTGAGCGATAGGTCGAGTCCGAGGTATAACGTAGGCGGGTCCGGTTTCTTACGTGCTATGGGCGGACACCTCCACGACTGTCGCGTTATACGGTACGAACGTAAGTGGTCGTTCCGGCGAGTTTACGACCACATTCCGATACTCGATTCCGCGCGCCTCCGCAATTGGCGCGAGCTTACGGAACACTTCGATAGTCGCGAGCACATCGTTCATCGCGCGGTGGTGTCCGGTCAAATCGATGCCGTGGCGGGCGCATACGGACGCAAGCGATGCGGATTCCGTAGGCTCGACGAGTTTGGCGAGGGCGCGGGTGCAGACGAAAGATTCGGCTGAAAGTTCGTTGATTGCAAGGAAAGAGAAATCGAAAGGTGCGTTGTGTGCAACGATTACGGAATGCGGTCCCGCGAAGTAATCGAGAGTAGCCACTGCGTCAAATGGGTGTATTCCGTGAGACAAGTCCTCGGGCGCTATGCCGGTAAGTTCGGAAATAAACGCTGGCAACACTCTTCCTCCGCACAATTCAACGTACATTTGCAATCGTCCGTACTCACGTTCTAAGTCCGTCCTCACCGCAGCAATCTCGATAATTTGCTCCGCCTCGTAATCGAGTCCGGTCGTTTCCAGGTCAATGAACGTATAGATTTCGCTCATTATTCCGCCTCCCTTCGATATATCCCCGCATCCCGTTCGAGTGCCTTCGCAATTTCAACGATTGCGTCATACGTCTCTTCCGCATCCATCGTATGAAGCTGTCAGGCGAGTTGGCGGAGGTCTGCGGTCGCGACGACAACGGACGTAACAAGCTCGGCATACTTCGTGTCGATCTCTTCGGCGCGGTCGATAAACTCGTGCGGGACTACGGGCATTACGCCGTCACCTCCGCAATTTGATCGAGGTATGCCCGTAGACTACGATGATCCCGTTTGCCTGCGAGAGTTGACCGCCCCATACGCGACTCAACCGTTTGCAGCTCCGCCAGATTTTCCGCGCTGAGCGACGTCTGGCAATGTCCGCCGAAGTACGGGCAGAAACCGCACTTGTTCGTCATATCCGCGGTCACATCCGGCTTCTCCCCTTCGTAAACCAACCGGGCTTGTCGCGCCAGGTCCCGTAAGAGAGCGTCCTGCATCTCGTCCGTAATGTAGAAGTAGAATGGACGGATATCGGGGACCGGCGTTCCATCGCGCCACGTCTTCGCACCTTTCGTCACACTCGCGTTTGCTTCGTCCGAGAACCATGCGGGCTTTTGCGTCGATTCGTACAGGAGGATTCCTTCGCGAATCCCGAACACGAGCGATTCTGCCGTAACTTGGCGGAGGTGGTCCGATTGTGGACCGGTATAATCAAGTTTCGAGTTCATGGCGCGGATACCGGACGCCTTTGTTTTGTATTCGAAGAGTAATTGCGTGCTGTCTGGTAAGTATTCGAGCAGTCCGTCAGGTTTCGCAGTGATCGCGAATTTTACGCTGTCATACTCGAACACCCTTCGGTTTTGCGCAGCATCCTCAAACATCCACTCGTATGAGCTCGTTTCGGGATTCGGGACGTTCATAACTTCAAATTTCGCGCGATCGCCGAGCCGTTTCCGCATATGAACGAGGTCGAGTTGCACGTATTCGATAATAGCGCTACCCTGGCGGCGTTGGCGTCCACGGAACGGTAAATCATCGGACTTTTGCGGCTTCACTTTCTGATTGCGAAAGAATACTTCGAGATCGCACTTGTCCGTCCCCGACGCACCAAACGTTACCAATCCGTCATTCGGATATGGCTTAAACGTTAGATGACGCAACTTCTGCTCGTAGAATTTCCGTGCGATTGCGTTATCGTGGAATCCGGAAGTCGGTGATGCGTAGTAGGCGTCGAGTTGTTCCGCAAATTCTCGTTCGATTGTACGGGCACGTTCCGTTATTGTTGCGATAAGGCATCGTCCCCTTTCGTCAGGAATGCTTTTACTTTGTTCAGCACTCGAACTGCTCCAGTACTTTCGCCGTAATCAATCCCGAGTACGTACGCATCATCAAAGTTTCCGCCAGAGGCATCGCACGGGTCTTCGCAATACTCCAAGTCGGGGTCGTCATATTGTTCAATGAGTCCGTCAATAAACGCGATCAATTTTTCTTTCATGTACATCGCCTACCTTTCGGAAATTAGCGCTCGTTTAGCGCCTCACTTCGTTATTCGTTCGTCAATCCGTTTCGCACACTATTTCGTGAACCAAACTTCCGGTTTTACTTCGTCCATCCACCGTTCCATGATCACGATATCCGTAACCAGCGGAACCGATAACGATACTGTCCGCGTCATGACGTCGTTAACTAGGTCGATCGTTTCTGGCGTTAATTGATCGCGCGGCACCGATACGAGCAATTCATCGTGAATGGACGCGTTCAATTCCCATCCGCGCTCCTTACAAATCCGCGCCATACGATTGCCGTTCATCTTGAGAATGTCTGCGCCTGTCCCTTGGATTACCGCGTTAAATGCCGCGCGCTCCCAGTAGCCGACGAGCCCGGTCTGATCGCGGAGTACGTCAAGTTCTGTCTGAATCTCGGACAGGCGCGTCATATCCGCTGTCGACTTCCGATCCTTCGCATTAAGGCGCTTGCGTTCCGTATACAATCGAATGCGGCGCTGTTCGCTCTTTGCGGCTTCCGCAGCCACTCGTTTGTAATCCGGAAACCTGCGCTTACGTCCGTAAAGTGTCTCAACGTAGCCCGTCCGTTTCATTCCTTCGCGAATGTCCGTTACCATACGTTTGAACGACGGAAACGTCCGGTTGAAGTTTTCGAAGAAGAACTCCGCGACATCCATTGTCACGTCCATTTTCTTCGCGAATGATTGCGGTGATTGATCGTAGGATACCGCGAGCACGCCCGTTTTCATTAGGGCACGCGGCTTGAAGCGTCCAGTCGGGTCGAGCGCCTTGTCTACGCAATACTCTTCCGCCAGGTTGAACGTCATCATCGCCATCGTCGTGTAGAGGTCAACGCCGTCTACGAAAATCTGACGCATGGAATTATCTCCGTACTGCGAGAACATGATGTGCGACATAATACGAGGTTCGATTTGACCGAGGTCTGCGCCGATGAAGACAAAGCCCTGGCGTGGTACAAAGCAGTTTCTGACGCGGACACCGTCTCCTTTTGCGGGAAGGTTTTGAAGATTGGTTCCTAGCTTTTCCTTTCGGTCATCCGCGACTAGTTTCCGTACAATCGCATGATAATTATCGTCGGTAATCTTTAGAGTCACGCGACCACCTCCGTTTTAAACTCGTCCAGGATATCGATAGGTCGGCCGCCATAACTTGAGCTACTGTAACGCCCCGTTGCGGTTCCTCCCGCCTTGAACTCCGAGTGCAACCGCCCGTCTGGTTCCAGCGCCTTCGGTATTTTCAACACGTACGTATTTAGCAGTTTCTCGTATGCAGCAACGGTCGCCAACGGCTTGAGCGCCTCTTCCTCTTCGTAATACATCGCAAGTACATCTGCAGCCGTCGACCGTTTCTTTCCACGCTGAACGAGGTGCGTCCGGTCTTTTACGCCGAGATAATCGTAAATGAGATACGCGATGTGATTTCCGTTCGTCAGCGAAAATTCTCCGTTTTCTACGAAGATTGGCGCGTGCGCCTCGTCGGCTGGCGCTAGCTCCTCCGCAAGTAACGTATCGAGTCGCTCTTTCGCCTGCTGGTACTTCTTCGTCTCCGGCTTGCTACTCGCCATTGTTTCGCGTTGCTTGCGTATCGACTCGTCACGCCTCGCAATCTTTTTCCGTTGAGCCTCGATCCAGTCCGCAACCTTCTTTGCGTTAATCGTCCGGTCCATCTTGCAGACGAACGCGTCGTCGATTCCGTATGCTTCGAATAGTTCTCGCTTGGCTTCCGCCAGTTTATCGCCGAATTCCGTTTCGAGCGCCTTCATTCCGTCGAGGTCGATTTCGAATCCGCAACGTACCATGATTACGTCCGTTTCCGGCAACTTCGAGTCAATGTTCGCGTAACATTCGAGCAGCCGGTTCGTCTTCGCCATCGTTTCGAATTGCCACTCGAACATCCTCCATCCGTACAGGACGTCCTTGATCGCGTAGATTCCGACAATTTCCACATTAAACGGTGCTGGCGAACGGTTTCCGAACATGTCCTCAAATGTATAAACGGGACCGCCAATTCCTAGCCACTTGCCATATTTCGCGGTCAATGGTTTCAAGCCATACGACTCTTCGTGTTCATTCATCGTGTACATCGCGTCTCGCGTATCCCAAACGCAGCCACTAATCGTATAGCCATCGTTCTCTGCAACGTGTAGATCATAACGCGTACTTCCCATATGAAACGTCTTACCGTGTTCCGGTCGCGATAGATACAGAGATATCGCCGCCAGCACTTTCGAACGCGTGAGTTGCGGATCGCCCGCCTTGAACGCGTATTGCTCCGGAATGTCCTCGAATCCCGGTATGCCGCGCATGCCTACGTGACCATACGGCAGGTAATAGCCTTCGTTCAGTATCGGGAGCCATACGCTGAATCCGATTGACAGGTCGAGGTACGAATCGACGCCCGTTCCCTCGAAGTCTCCCGCCGTCATCGACTCGACGCCAAGGATACGGAAGCGATCGCGCCAGTCCGTTCGCTGACGCCTCACCTCTTCTCGCACGCGTTCGATAAATCCCGGCAATTGCGTGTCATCCGTTAGAATGTAGAAGTTATCCGGTTTGGTCGCGGTCACTTCACGAATCCGTTGCTCGCGGAGAGCCTCGTCATGTTGGCGCATGACGGCAGCTCCCATCGCAAGTACGCTTGATTTCGTTAGCTTTCCGTTCGGGAGACCGCCTAACTCTCCCGAATCGTAAGCCTTGCGCGCGGCTTCGTATAGCTCGCGTTCCTTATCCGTAAACTTCATCGCACCAATCCGTTCCCACGCCTGCTCGACCGTTTCAGCCGCTTTCTTCCGCTCGACCGCCGCCTCGACCCGTTCGCGTTGGGCTTCGGACTCGACCGTTGGGGAACGGAGGTTTAAACGTAGGGTTACGTTCACGCTGCGTCACCGCCGCGGAGGTTAACGACGGATTCGACGGGTGCGATGAGCTCAATATCCCACCGGTTTTGCCAGTTTTCGCTCTTGATCGTCGCGGTGTTCACGCGGAACATTACGTTATAACGGTCTATTTCCGCTATAATACCGATCTCCCCTGTAGGTACCCGCGAGCCCTCTCCGTTAATTACTCTGACAACGTCACCATCCTTAAACTCGCCCACCTTACGTCCGATTGCGGACCATTTCGCTTCCTCCGCCTTCTTACGTTCATCTTCCGTAGCTCGAACGAGATCAATTTCGCGGAACCAAGGTCGAGTTAACTCCTCGCCACCTAGCGCGTCACAACGGAATGGCGTACTTGCTCGATCATCCTCCGCGATCTTAACAATATCCCCGATCTTAGCCGAGTGTCCTGCGTCATTCCCGACCACTTTCGCGTACTCACCGACCTTCAAACGCTGCGCTTCCGCCTCCTTCCGTTTAACCTCCGCCAGTTGCGCCTCCATCTCGGCAACTTTCGCTTTGGTTGCGGCGAGTTCCGTTTCGAGCGTTACTAGGGACGGCGCGATCGGTTCGAGTACGGAATACTCATCTACGTACAAATAGTGACTATCTTGTGCGTCATCGATTACGTGCACTCCTCCGCTAGAAGACAAACGAGATACCTTGTACGCTTTTCCTGCAACGAGATCGACCTCATCTACCAGCGCTAGAACCACGTCCCCTTCGCGAACAGGACGGTCCACCTTGCGGTATTGCTGGCCGTCGTGGACGATGGTGTCGGCGGACGTGACCGGTTCCAGGACGACATATTCGCGATGATACAGTCCGGCTGAGTTCTCCGTAATGTATACTCCCGAACTGACTGCCTCTCTTACTGTTAGAACATGGCCGTCTACGTATCTTCCTCCGGATATAGTTGCGGCTACAACCTTGATCTTCTCGCCGACCTTCGCCTTACGCTTAACCTCACGATATTGAACTCCGCCAATTGTCGTCATCATATACTAAACCGCCTCCATCATCGTTTTATTTGGACTTGCGTCTTGCCCGTTCCCACTCCGCATTCCCACCGTCAGCTTCCGCCACTTCCCGTCAATCGCGCCAGCAGACGCCCAGTACTCGGTCTGCCCCGTGCACTCAACGAGATAGCACGCGTCGTCGAGCACGCCGATCATATAGTCGATATCGTCCGGTCCGTACACCTCGCCGCTATTCCGCGTTCCGTTCAGGACGTAATAGCCGCCGCCTTCTCCGCCTTTATCCGCGCGGAACCTAAGCGATTTCACTTGGAACGTTTGCCACTCGCCCGTCTCCGGCTCTTTCGCGACGATATCGTAAACTTCCGCTGCGACCGGATCGGCAACCTCGTAGCCTGCCGCATGTAGCGCCGTCATGGCGACGAGCTCCGCATGGGTTCCGATGTTACTCGTATGGTTCGCCATTCGTCCGCCCCCTTTCGCCTAAAACGGCAAGTCTTCGTCGCTGATTTCGGTAGGTGCGCCGGTAGGTTCGGATGAGTCCGGAGTGGTTCCGGAAGATCGCGCGCCAAGCACCGATTTATCGAGTTTCGCCTCGTCCCAAGCCTTCTCGATGATTTCGCGGAGGTCACTTTCGTCACGGAAATTTGCGAGCTCTGCGTAGTCAATCTCGGCACTTCCGATGAACGTTGCGGCCGCTTGAATAACTTCGGGGGTCGCGTCACCCGACTGTAGGGAGTACGACTTACCATCGGATGTCTTCCCGATAATGACCGCGTCCCCAACGACGCTGTAATCAGGACGGAATTTCTTTGCGGCCTTTTCGAGTTTGTCGTAATCGCCGATCAAATTATTCGCGTGGAACTCTTTCGAGTCGAATACGCGCCAAGTCCCGTACTGCGGATCAAACAACGGAATCATGAAGTATAGTTTGCGCTTGGCCTTCGCCTTGCACGAAATGCACGCGGCTCCATTTGGCTTCGTGTACTTATCGAAGTCCTCGCCAACTTTTCGCGGGCTATGCAAGCACGAGTGTTTCTGATAGTAGCGATCACGCGACGGATACTTTGCGCCGTCCTCATGCGTGTAGTAGAAGTACCACGCGTCAGGGTCCGCGAGCATAACGAATGTCTTTCCGTCAGCCATTTCGGATGCCTTTACATAGCGCGTCACTCCTTCCGGTAAGCCCGCGTTAATGCCTCCGCCTGCTCCTTGTGCCGCCTTGTCGCGTGCCTCTTCGCGTTCTTTCAGCTTGTTTCGGATACTCAATGCACATCGCTCCCTATACGATAATTTCGGACACCGGATGTTCCCGCGTCCGCGACGAACCAGTAACGTAATGGTACGCGCTACCGATCCGTTGCCGACGCGAGAGACGCAGGAATTACTCCGCGTTCTCACGCAAGGCTATTGTAAATCTTTGGAATAAAATATAAGATACAGTAGAAGGCGAGCTTTCTCCGCGGTCATGGGATTTTCCCGGACTGCCGCCGAAAGGCGAGAGAGGAGGTGGTCACGTATGAAATGGCTGCGCCAACTACGTGACTCTGGCCTGCTGGACGCGGCGCGTCTGGTGCTGGAAGCCGTGGCCCTGTTCCTGCGCTAACACAGGCAGGGGCGCAGGGCTCCTACTTCTTCTCCCCTACTAGCATCCTCACAATTACCACTACAGCACGAATCGGCCATAACAAGATGCAGCTTAGAAAATATAATTTGGTCAACGTATTTCTATCCTCTGTAAGCTCACCAAACACTTTCCGTCTGAACGAATCTGTATCTACATCAGTCCTCGCGAAAGAAATTCCAATAAGCAAATACGCCACCAACCATATGATTAACATCAGTTTCGCCTCCGTGCGTTAAATCGCGATTAATGCGGTTGCTACGTGTTTCTTTTGCTCGACCAAACTCGCCAGTTCTGCGTTAATTTCGTTCAAGTGCGTATCGAGTGCGTTAATCCGCGCCTGCAACGCCATTTTCTTCGCCAGACTCCGCGTGGAAACAAGCGCCAGCACCCGTTCAGCACGTTCGTACTCTAGCGCGGCTTTCTGTAACGGGAGCGTTTTGTTGATTGCGCTGATTTTCCGTTCAAGTTTACGCATCTCCTTCGCTACGACATCGCGCACCTTATCCGAAATGATCGGCGGAAACTTTTTCGTGCTGTAATAAACCGTCCGGATCGTCTTCCGGTCAGTATCAACGCCAATCGCGATTCCTTTCGTTGCGTATACGTGTCCTTCGTTCGTGAGACTCCGTATATTTTCGACAACTACGTTGGACTCGCGGAACCGATCGTAAATCCATTGCGCAGCTCGTTCGCGTGGAACTCCGAAACGCTCAACGGCGCGGTCAATCGCGTGCTTACGGATTGTGATTCCGTCAATTGCGACGTTCCCTTCGTTATCTGCGGTTTCCAGCGCACGTGTTTCGGTATCCTGCGCTACGTTAACGCGTCGGACACGTACAATCTTCGTTCGCTCTCCGGGACGCTCCGTATAGAAAAGAAAATTCTCGTACTGATACGCGTTACTTGATACGCGCACCGCCTTACGGACATGTATATTGATCCATGAGTGCGCACGAGCTCGGTCGATTCCGGTTAGAGCGATAACATCCGCTTGAGCTTGCGGAGTTATGCGAAGTTTGTCAATCATGCGAGTCTCACCGCCTTAACCGTCATCCGACGAGACAAGTAATCGGCTGCGTCTTCGTCCGGTTGGAATCCGTCGTCGTATTCGTGGATGGTTCGGCCAGTTGCGTTATATTCGTATGGAAAGCGTGTATACTTCGTTTGGTTATTGCGTACAATATCGTATGGCATCGTTATCACCTCGTGTAGTTTGCATAAATTTCGTATAATTTCCGTTGGTTAGCGCAACAATGTCCTTGACAAGGCAGTCCCAAAATTAGTAATATGTGATCGAAGTTATCTGACTTATAAAACGTCTTTTACTTAGACTATTTATTGTATTAAACTAATGACTTCGGATATAATTGTAGCGAGGTCGAGACTATGACGTATTGCCTAAACGCCATAGCCCGATCGTACATCATACCGTGTAATAATTGCGTTGGTCCCCGAAACGATTGGCGTCGTATCTACGTGACAAATAGCGCAATTTATTCTTCACGGTTTTGTCAGACAATCCGAGCGATTTGGCGATCGCGACGAAAGGTTGTCCGGCAAGAAACAATTTGACAACTTTACATGTGATGTCATCGGTTCCGGTGACGAGAAAAGAGAGTAGTTCCCGCTGCTCTCTTTTCTTTTGTACCTCCACTACCATACCTTCGACATTTCCAGTGAGAGAGAGACTCTCGTCCTCGACTTGAGATATTGGCGTATCTCCATCGTCAGGCGCGATATCTAATGTGCAATCTTCTCGAACTCTTGCTCGATTACGTCTCAAGTCCCTGATCCTGTTTCGAATACTTCTAGTGAGGAAGTTTTCAAAGTTCCCGATTGACGGGTCAAACTTATCGAGCGCATCCATTAATGTCTGATCGTAAACAGCCTGTACATCATGTTGTCCAGTGCGTGTAAACCGCTCGTCATTTCGTCGTTTGGCTGGCGTCCATCCAACGCTGACTATTCGGTATATTTCCTCGAAAACCTCTTCGTTTCGTGAAGCCTGATAACTGACGACTAACTCGTTTATCCCGTTCACTTTTCGTCCTCCTTTGTCCTACACTTAGTTATACGCCGCAAATCAGTAGCCTCGGAAAAGATTCGGAAGATTTTTCATAAAATAGTTTGGATGAACAGATTAAATCATTTTTAACACATCCAAAATATACGACTACCGATCCGGCATGATTAAATACTAACATTTAGGAATTTAGAAATCAGTACTGTATTGTCGTAATAATTTTGATTTTTTATTGCAAAAAATAACTTTTTCCCGATAATTCGACACTAACAACCTTATAACGACACAAATTAGATGGATACTGTTGTCTTTTAAACAAAAAAAACCTGCGAAACTAAGTTCGCAGGGAAGCTCCACACACTTTCAATTATTAGTGTTAACCACTTCGAATTACATTAGAGAATTTTCAACGGCAGCTTGTCCAGTTTCGATCGGTCCTGTTGGTTCGAGGATTATAGGGACAGATACTAAAAGTACTATGGCAACAAAAATTGTGAGTAATTTTTTCACAAAAACGCACCTCCGTTCAATTATAGTAGCTCTCTAATAACTCGATTTCTGCTTTTTCTTCGTCAGTAACAAGGTGCCCGTACTTTGTTAGAACTTTGATAAATAGAAGTGCCACGGTCACTAACTCATCATTTAATTGCTTGCCTCGTAATAATCTACAGCTTTCTAAAAGGTTAGTAATGATTTCTCGCGGATCACCTCCAGTCGACAGTAGTATCGCAGCGACGTTTCTTTTGTGAAGTGCAACTTCATTCATAAATCTTATCGGGCACTCTTCGGATTGATTTAATTTCTCTACTAGTCGATTAGTTTCCTCTACTAGAAGTTGGGCTTTAACAATATCTCCACTTTGATATTCCATGAAAGCAAAGTCTGTTAAAATATTTAATCTCCCTAAATCATCTTTTGGCATTTCAGAAAGAACTAATTCCCAATTATCTCTTGCTTGGGAAAATTCTTTACTCAACCAAAGCGCTCTTGCCATACTAGCCTTACTGTCTATCTGAATAGCACTCCCCAATTCCGAAAGCTCGTAACACTCCTGATACATTTCAAGTGCTTTATTGAAATTTTTCAACTGGCAATATATATGCCCAAGAGTGTTATGTAATCTCCATTTATCGTTTGAACTTGCGCCTGCACAGATTTTCCTCGCGGCTGCTCCAATTTCAACGCCCTTTGTATAGTTCCTTGTAAAATAACAACACATCATAAACTCAAGGAGCACCGTAAAACGTTGATTTAAATTTTTAAACTCATATCTTGATGTTATTTTCTTAAAGAGAGTTAATGCAATTTGAAAGTTACGTTCATCTCGAGAAAATTTGTAAAACAAATCCAATTCTTCGAATACTTCTTTTTTTGATATTAAATCTAGTTGTAATGCTACAAAATCGACCATCTTTTCGTGTCCCACGGTTTCGTTTATTGCAACCATTATCTTTAGTAGTAGTAACATTGATTTCATGTAGTAAAACTCTTTAGTCTTAGTATTAGTTGTTCGCTTAGCCAGTCGAAGAATTTTATAGATGACTAGTCTAGTGGAGTCATAATCTCTGATACTGAAAAAATGTAGAGCAAGTTCAAACAGTTCATGCTTGTCATCTTGTGCTCGGAGGTACAAATCTCGAGACTCGAGAATGCTGAATTTGAGAATATCGGATAACAGAATTAGTGTTTCTGTTTTGGGAACGGTGTAGTTACGCTCAATAGATGCGTAATGACTTTTATTCATTCGTCTAGTGATTTCCACATCTTCTTGTTTAAGTCGCTTTATAACCCTTTTGTTCCGGAGAAAAAAACCTAGTGTTAAGGTAGTCACTAACAATTTCCCCCATTCAGTATATCTTGGTGTCAATATCATAATTCCTATATTTAGGAATGTCAACATTAATGAATGTGCATATTCAAAAATATAAAAATTTATACAAATTGGTATTCCTATATTTCCAAACAGGAATTTCTAAGATATAATTAAACTTAGTCCTACTATAGGAGGTTCTTATAATGATCTTAAAGGTTAGGTTAAAAGAGGTATTGGAAGAACGTGGGCTGACACAGAAAGAGTTGTCTGCACTCACAGGTCTAAGGGAAAACACAATATCAGAGCTGTCCAATAATATTCGTCAATCAATTAATGTAAAATACATTGGTATAATCGCAAAGAAATTGAACATTACCAATGTAAATGAAATCTTATACTTTGAAGAAGACAGATAGTCTCACATGTCTAGCTTTATTTATATAAGCATCAACCAGTATTTTATCCTCGATGTCGTTCGGGTCCTTGTATCGCATCGGATACCCTGCGACCCTCACGTTCATATATGGCGCAAGCAACTCGATCGCCTTCCGCTTAAACTTCTGTCCCGCAGCGTCGTGATCCGCCATTATTACGATTTCCTCTAGCGGACTCTTCCGGATAATCTCTGCTTTCTCTTCGGTGAACGCCGAGCTTCCGTTCGCAATCGCGTAACCTCCCGCCGTCATCACGTACATTGCATCAATTTCCGCCTCCATGATAACCGCGCGGCGCACATTCTCTCGGTAGATCATGTTCATCCCGTAAATCATTTCGCGGATTGGCCGTCCGCCCTTCACGTACCAAAACGTTTTTTCTGCTATCCTCCGGAACTTTACGTTTCCTAGCGTCCCATCCGGTAAAAACCACGGAATGGTTATCGCACGCGACCGGCTACAATATCCCACACCCATCTTCCTCTGCACTTCCGGACTAATACCGCGCGACTCTAGGTACGGATGCCGTCGGTCGTACTCGCGTAAGATGTCCGCGTTAAGCGCCTGCCTACAGCGCTCAAGGCGGAGTGTATTCGAGAGGTCTAGCGTTAAGGCTTCTGGATCAGCTACGTAATCGCCGCCGTACTTGCAGTAAAGATATTCGCGAGTCTCTTCCGTTGTCTCTTGGCGTAGAAACGAAAGTAGGCTAACGATGCCACCACGTGCGAATTTCTGGTCAGAAGAACCAGGGTCACCCCACGAACCGGCTTTTGCCGTTGGCGTATCCGTGAGATAGACGTAGAATGACGGAGTTCGGTCGAATCGGAACGGGCTGGCTGCGGTGAGTTTATCGTGGGCCCAGGTCGCGCGTTCCCAAATAAAATTTTCGAGTTCCTCTCTGACATCCACGTTCAAAGAATCCACATAACCACTCCATTCCCAACAATTTGAAATGTTAAACACTTTTTGATTAAACTGCAAATTGTTCAGATGTCGCTATACCACTTGGCAACTCTTTCAGGACTCCGTGATCTAGCAGCGCGATTAACTCAATGACCGTATCCTCCGCACCGTTCCTCCCTTTCTCTATGCCTAATAGCGCCTGCCCGTCCTGTTCTACACTATCGAACGCGAATAAAACGGTAGCAATATCGAGGAGCCGTTTCGTTGTTTTCACTTGATCGCGCGTAGGCAACTTTAATTCCCGCTGTCCCTCGTCCCGCGATTTTTTCTCGACGGTTGCCTGCACCGCGTATATACCGACAACATCGTGCTCTCCAACGATCCGCTCGAACGTAGACGCCGCCTGTTCCGCCGCCCCTCCCGCAGTCTTATTCGCGTTGTTCCCGTACACATCCGTCAGTCCGTAAAACGGGTCGACGACTACCGCGTCAATGTCCGGTCGCTGCGCTAGTTCGCGTTCAAGGTCCTTCAATGTCCGTGTAAGCTCTCGGTCACCTTTCGCCTGCAAAATGAGTTCTCCCGGATAGTATTCGTTTATGACGCCCAGCATTTCGAGGAAATAGCGTTCGGTATCCTCGTCAAGTTTTCCGGAAAGGATCGCTCGATTCGGTAGGCCCACCTTTCGCCCCAACTCGTCGACCGCAACCTCATCTCGCGCCGTCATAATCGATATCAGACGCGATACCCACAGATACGCCTTCAACTCGTACGACTTGACGAGAACTTTCGCTCCCTGGCGTAATAGCTCGTCAATCAACGCGATTATCAAATAGGACTTGCCGCGCCCCGATTCCGCCATCACGCCGTAAATATCTCCGGAATACAATCCGCCTATCGCATCGTTAAGCGCATTAAATGGCGTCTTCCACAGTTTGAACGACTTGCCCTGCTTGCGCTTGAGGTACTCGTCGCGCATCTCCGTACGCAAATCGTCTAGTGTTCGTCCGATTCGCGTTTGTACAACGGTCCCCGCCGCAATCCCATCGAGCTTCCCGCGCACCCACTCCGCAAACTCTTCCGGCTTCATTGCACTAAACTTCTCGCCGAACTCGCGGCTGGTAAAGAACGCATGCTGACGGAACTTGGCGGAGTTCTCCTTCACCTTGCGGGCGAGCCATTCGAACGAGTCCGCCACCTCCGGCATGTACGTAAATCCCTTGATCTCGGCCGCGACCGTTCGATAGTCCGGAGCCCGTCCGTTCGCTTCCGCATATTCGCGGATAAACCGGAGCGCCTTCCGTTCGGCTTCCGTACCCATGTGCGATTCGTCGATGCCATAGCGCGTGAGGGCGGACGGGTCGTTTGTGTCGATTACTTTCGATAATAGCGATTCTCCGTATGCCATTCGTGATCACCTCCGCTGATAGGAACGTTTGTTCTTATTTCGATTGTACAAGATATTTGTATAAACGTGCAACGGTACAAATTACTCATATCCTTTAATCTGATCATATCATCCTTTTTCGCGTTCACTTTTAATAAACTACAACTGACTCACTATTGAGTTCTCATAATTCACTAATCAGATCAGTTATGAGAACAAAAGGGGAAAATACGGCACTTTTCCAACAGTAAAATTATGCTTGACAACTTTTCCGTTTATTTTCACTACATTTTTCTCAGCACATTCCACGCGATGAAATGTCGACCCCATATTCGTTCGGTCTTCGCTTCCAGCCGCGCCGCCCTCCGTAATTGCCACGCGTGGTACCACGTTTGTATTCGTCTCATTCGCTGAGCCTCCATCATAACACGGGTTTTTACGCCTACTGCCGCACCCTGTCCGTTATATCCCGATATGACCGTTACTGACCCGACATGCCCGTTAAATACGCTTAATTTTCGCGAAAATAGCGCTTGACACGTTTTCTATCTCCGCATCCCCCTTTTCTCGTCATTGCTTACGCATTCCACGCTTGCTCTCGCCTACAAACGGAACCACCGCGCATTGATCCCGCACGCGATCCTCCAGCCGCTTATCGAACACGTCCGCGAGCTCTTCGATTGTGACGTTCGATGTGTACACGGTAGGCATTCGGTTTGTTACGCGGTGGTTGATCACCGCATGCAGGTCGCCTCTGAGCGCATCGCTCGCGTCACGTACGCCGATATCATCCATCACGACGAATGGCGTTGTCTTTGCGTATTCCATCGCGCGATAGTACGCCTCTGACGCTGGCTCTGCGATATGGTCCGGAACACGCGGTCGATTGAACGCGTTAAATTGCGTCTGCCACTCGTTTACGTCCAGGAAATATACCGGTCGGTTCAGCGGTCGCCTATTCCGCTGAAGCGATCCGATATAATGACGGATGAGATACGTATTAGCAATCGCGGCTGCGGTCGTAGTTTTTCCGGTGCCGGTCGCGAGTGAATACAGGTATAGCGATTTGATACGTTGCTCCCGATCGTCCGAAAATTGGCGTTCGAACGTCACCACGTACGCCTCTACAATCGCGTACGCCTTCGCTTGGTCAGCGCGCGCTACCGAGTTCGCGACCGTTACTTGGCGGTAATCGGTCGGGATGGCTGCGGCTGCTACCCGTCCTCCTGCGCCAGATGCGCCGTGGAGCGCAATAAAATGTGGGCAGAGACGGGTGCATACGGTCGGGTCCGAGGACGTACGGCAGGGTTCGCGTAGGATGCAGGATGCCGCGTTGGTGCGTGTGGTTACGGTCAAATCGCGTTCACCTCCGTTTTAATCCTTACACTATTATTAATACCCGGAACATGCTTGAAACTAAATAGTGGTGTGGATATTTTTTTGAAAGAGTCGTTATCACAAGTAATGTTGTGTTAAGAAATCGTTATTGGCTCATTCTTTTTTACTGGAGAAACTCCGTACTGAACGACAACTTCTCTTACATAGCGAATTGTAGAACCGCAATTGCCGCACTCTGTCTCGCCTTCATCCTGTAATTCAAATGCGTCTTGATCAACTTCTTTGCAGTATGGGCATATGAATTCATCGTGCCAGTCGTCTTCAACTTCATCTTCTTCAACAAAATTGATTTCTCTGAGTCCCTTCACTTTTTGTAATGGGCTCGAAGCACATACTTTGTACGTTTTTCCATCTATCAGAAGATTGTTTTCGAAATTTGGCTCAGATTCAACAACAGTGATCAGTTCCATCCCTTCATAATCTTTCGCCCAAAATTTCTTTTGGTCGTAGAGTCGTAATTGCCACACAGCCCATCCCTCCGTTTTATCAAATCTATTGGCGATTGCTAGTTGAAATAAAATTCGTTTTTCTCAAACGGAACCTCACTCATGCTGATATGCATGGTTGAACCGAAGATTTGGAACAGTTGCCATAGGAGGAATTTGTAATAACCTAGAACATCTGGCTGCGGCATAGATGTAGGAACCTGCTCATAATGCTTCGTTAATACCTTAACGCCGAAATCGGTTAGCTTTACCTTGCAGCACTCATTCATGTTTACTGCTATCACACCTAAACCTCCCCGTTTATCACATCGATTGAAATGTTAAATTGCTTCTTTCAAAAGTGAGTCAGTATCCTTTTCTACAAAACGCTCCCAATCCCCGAAATACTCTTTTTCCGCCGTTCCATCCAACGCTAAAGCCAGTACAATATCGAAGTCGAACCAATGGCTTATAGGGGTGTATACGTCTTTTGCATCATCATAAAATCCGCAATCTGTGTAGTATGTCTCGCCGTCCTCTGTTTCAGGAATCCTGTCATTTGAGCAATAGACATAAGCTTCAATTCCCTCCTCATAACTCCCGCCTTCCATTTCAAGAGTGGGCTTTCCACACTTAGGGCAGATGCTTGCTGCATGTATGAGCAATTTCATTCGATCAAAGTAACGAACGCGAATCCGTGCCATCTTCATTGAGCAGTTAACGTTTTTGGCGTATGCTTCAACTCGTTTTTTCAATCCCATGCTTACCCTCCTTTACAAATCGTGTGATGTGTTTAGCTGTATTTCGCTTTACAGTCTTTGCAATAATTCTTGAATGTTCCGTCACCGTAGTTTTTGAATGTATAGTAGCTTCGTATTGCGCCGTTCATTCGATTGTCAAAGCCTAAAGGTGAAGTTGTTTCGGCTATAACAGTTTCTTTTCGGCAATCATCACAAATGACAGTGGTTTTATAAGTCTTTACCTCTTCCACTCTGAAAGACACTAATTTCACCCCATTCTATTCAATTACCGATGTGTTAAGTCAGCTTGCTGGAGCGTCTACAAAGCACCCGCAGCCGCCAATATCGAACATATCGATCTGTTGGTTCGCTTCTATATCCTCACGCAGCTGGCGAAGAGTGTACGTTTGTTTCCGTCCGTTTCTTACGCGTTTCAGTATGGAAACGTCCTTCCCAAGATACAGCCGCATCTCTTCTTCCTTTGCCTCGTGCTCAGCGAACCTTTCAGGCATTTCCCTCAGTAGCCGGGCGAAGTGGCCTTGTCCAGCACGGACGCAGAATCCTCCGCAGTTGTTATGTGCGAACCCCATTTCGTAGAGCCGAGGCTGCTTAATTCCGATCAATTCCAGCTCTGCAATCATTTCCGATTTGTCCAAATACGGCTCGTGCGCCATCGGGAACTCCACTTTATAAGGTACCCAGTTCTTTATCACCGAGGGTATCCGGTGCGTTTCCGTCCAATCTATCCCGAGATACAAGATACAATTGTCGGGAGAGAAGTTTTCCTCTACCCATTTGCGCGCTGGTTCCTGCTTCAGCATGTGTGAGCATTGCGCAATCCTGGAGTTACCGATAAAGCGTTTGTGCTTGAATATCTCCCATGGAGTCCGTCCCTCTGCCAACCGGACGTAATCGCATCCTGTTTCTTCAACCGTTTCGTCGATGAATCGGTAGAGGTCCTCATCTTCAATTAGAGTGTCGGTGAAAAGCAGGATGACGTTCTCCTTGCCATGCTGGGCAATTACGCGCTTTGCGGCCGCCCAACTACCGATCCCACCGGAGTACATGACCACATGTTTCATCGGCAATTCCCCCCCCCCTCTTACCTCAATAACTAGTATGTTAAATCCACGTAGGACCCACTTATTTGCTCTCAGATTGCTCCAACCGCCGAGCCTTTGCAGCAAGTTGCATTGCCTTTGTTCTAAGGTCTCCTGCTCTATCAAGATCACCTTTCAAGGCAGCTCGTTTTGACCTTGTTTCCCAAAGACCTGCTCTATCAAGTAATTTATTGACCTCACGTTTTGACATGTATATACCTCCCCCATCCAATTACAATTAATCTAAATACACAATGTGATAAATCAGTACAGTTTACAGTCGTTCAGGTGGTCGATCATATCGTTAAGCCTTTTGTTTACTTCACTCTTGAACGACTCTATGATTTCCTCGTCATTTTCACCTTCAAGTTCAACCGAGGTTGACGCTGATTCGTAAGGCAGTAGCACATCAACGCTCATTTCCTCAAGGTTTATACTTTCAATTTGAATATCGCCTTTGCAAAGCTGTTTCAGTTGCATTTCAAGACCCATTTTCTATTCCTCCTTATCTCCCTGAGCATTGTGATAAATGCCCAATTATATCATTGACAATCATGGAAATACCCTCCAATATGGTAATATGTGTAAGTTAAGAAAGGAGAGATTCCCTTGCTTCCTGTCTTCGGTATTGCGCTTGTAGCACTCAGCCTAATTTTTAATATCCCAACAGTGAATTTTATATGCTTACTAGCTGCCGCGATTCTTTTAATTGTTAGTGAACTTGTATCCAATCAGCAGAGGGTCTCTAAGATTTTGTTGTTTTCCGCAATGTTTAGCGTTATGGTTCTTCCGCTTTTCAATTTTTGGAAACAGGTAAATCTATCACACAGCCATTCCGATGCAACGTTGGCGGTTTTGGGTCTGTGTCTTGTGGTCATTGGATTTCGAAATCGTATTTTTACCAGAAAGGTAGCGTAAACTCTCCCCAGCTTTGGGGAATTTTTTTTGTTATCACAGCCACTCCGCAATCTCCTCCGCACTCGGCGCACTCACCACCGCCTGCCCCCGCATCTCCTCCCGTCTCACCTCCGCCAGCACTTTCGGAAGCACCCGGTCTCTCATATACGTATACATAAACGTAAAGTTGAGTCCGGGATACTCCGCTTTTGGTACGTAATCGCGGAAGCACCCGTCGATAAACTTCCGCACGACCTGCACGCCATGCTCGCCCACCATCCGCTTAATCACGCCTTGTTCCATCCGCCAGCCACCGCGCCCAGGTACGTACGCGATTCCGTAGAGTTCCGTGTGGCGGTCGCGGAGAAATTCCGTAAAGCTGACCGTGTTCCAGTCCGCTATGTTCCGGTTGCGCCAGTCCTTGGCGGGCGGTAGCTTCGGTTTAGTTACGCGAGTCATCGGCTCACCTCCTCCCAACGTTCGTGTCCGCATTTGTCGCACGTATATCCGCGCGTCACCTTCTGCTGTCCCTCACCTAGCGCCCAATCAATCGAGCGAATATACTGACGCGCGACCAGTGGAGATTGAAACCTCGGGACACCAACGCCGACACCGCCTTCACGTAAGTTTACGTCGTTCCACGCATGGGCGCGAATCATCACTAACACCTCACGCTTCCGCTTAACCTCCGACTCCAACTCGCGAATCCGCGCCAGCAACTTCCCGTTCTCCTGACCTTCGCGTTGTAGTAGCGTTTTGTTGAACGAGTGCAGATGGGCGTTCTCCGTTTCGGCTGCTACCGCACGATCCCGCATCTCAACGTACTCGCGATTCGTATAATTCCGCCCATCCGGTCCGTGCGACTCCAAAATCGCCTCTGCCGTCTTTGCACGTTCGATTGCGTGAGTCCATCCTGTGCGGGCTTCGGCGATGAAACGGGCGGTCGCTCCTTTCCCCGTGTAGGCTACCGTGTGACCATCGCGATAAACACCGAACGCATGAATGTCTAAATATCCCGGAAACATTACGGTCGGCCTCCACGACCAAGGCCCCGCCGTTGCCTCGTTACATATCGCTAAGTCTGCGTGTAGATCACGTTTGCTCATCGCGTAGCACCTCCGATAACGTTCATGATTTCGCGGATCGCGTAATATTCCGGATTCATTACATACAGTAAGCCCGTGAATGCCATCATTAAGGCCGCTATTGCTACGACTCCACCGAAGATGGAGAACAGTGGAAAGGCAATACCCCAATCACTTTCATAATTATTCCGTGTTTCTACATGTTTACTGTACATCCAGCGTACCAATACCGCGAAGAACACAAGGTAGATCAAGCTTCCGATAATATAAACGACACCCTCCGCTACCATCTGCGTAAGCAGTACTCCATAAACGTGTTCCGCCGCGACTCCGAGTTTCGCCGCCATCTGTTCGATATACTCCGTCATCTTATCCGTGCTCATTCCGCATTCCCTCCGCTTTCTCCCGTATTTAGCGCTTGTTGCGCCATGATCCGTAACACTTCGTATCCCATCGCATCGAGCCCGAATGGCGCTTCGTAATGGGCGATTTCGGCAAGTGCGGCGCGCAGGCGGATGATTTCTGCGAGGAGTATCGGGACGTCATCCTCCGCCACATCGTAAAGCAGTTGTTTTCCTTCCATACCGCCTGTACCCGCCTTCTCCGCGCGCTCCCGGATCGCGGCGAGCATTTCCGGTGTCAATTTCGTAGTCATTGCGCTACACCTCCGTATCTTTGCGCTGCTCTACGTGCTCCAATCGCTCCACTAATCGGAGCTCCTACGCGAGTACACTCCGCAACGAACTCTTGATCGGCGTCATTGTTCGGCAAGCCCAGCGTAAACAATCGCCAGTGAACGAGTTCGTGTAGTAGCGTGCCGAGAACGTCATCACGCGTTCGTTTTGCGTTCACCCATCGGCTCATGCGGATTTCGCGAAGAGAGTCATCCGCAGTAGATAGGATGAAATAGCCGCGCCATGCCCGCCATTTCGCGTTAGTCAGCCGGATCGTCCCCGTATAGTCAACGCCCCACCACTTGCGGCACATTTCGTTGGCGGCCGCATAGAGTTCGTCTAGCGTTAGGTTTCCGTCCATATTCGAGACACCTCCTCGTTATTAGCGTCTAAACAGCGTTATTCAGCGTCATTACTCGGGCGTGACCGAATACCCTCCGCGAATAAGAACGCGGCTAGAAACGGCCTTAGAATTCGTCTACGCGCGTGTATTCTTCGTGGCGTATGCGTGTAGCAAACGTATCTTTGTAGCGCGGGATAGGGTGCGCCAGGTTCCGGTGCGGATTCGCATGGTGGCGGGCTCCTTTCGTTAGGATGCTTTTTTCTTAATTCTAATACCGTTCCAAAAGTTCATTTTTGAATTTCGCTGTACCGTAATAGATACGCCAGGGATCAATCGAATCAATTCTTTAGTAAAATTATCTTTACCTAACATCGAGTAACCATTAGCTTCGCACCAATGCTCGTACTGTTCGTACAAAGTTTGAGTCTTCTCAGCTATTCCACGACCAATTTCGCATTCTTCTGAAATAAACAATGTGACTAACGAACGCGTCTCAACTTGTTCGGTCCTTATTGCAGTCATAATGGCGCTGTCGTTATTGAGAGTTCCGTATTCCTGCATGACCATGAACCACACCACTTCGCAGTACTTTTGTACTCTCTCCTCAAACACAGCGTGTAGGGAACTGTTTCTTCTAAGTTTATCGAAAAACTCTGTTCTAGCGCGTTTGTCAATTCGGCCCATTGTTTTCTCTGCGAGATGCATGTACTTTCCTCGTTCTGTTACCGCTCCCGGTATTTCAAGAATAGATGCAAGAGATTTATTGAAATGAGCACCGAATGATTTTGCAGTATTTTGAGTAAACCCAACGAAGTCCTTGAAAAACTCGTAAACTGCACGTTTTAACGCGAGAGGTGCGTGCTCAGTCATACTCAGAGTCTTCGCGAGGGATATTGTTTCTTGAACATATCGACAGATATCTCGCTTCAAACGTTCGTTTTCGCTAACCTCAATCGCGTAGAGTCCTGCTCTCTCAACTTCGTTGGACTGTGCGTATACCTTCATCTTCTCGCGCTCAACGACACCGACGGGCGTGCTTGATACTAGTGCCAAGTCAAAACCGAAAAACTCCTTAACAAGTACGTTTGGGTCAATTGCGTTTTTCATGCTTAAACCACCTCGATCAATTTATTTGGTTCGGTTACGTCAATAACCGTAATACCCGATTCGTGCTCAATACCCCCGATTAGTTCGTTCGTCAGCCGCTCAGCCAGACGCAGCTCACTCAACAGCCTGTCCAACAACTGGCGGTCAGCGTTTACGATAACATCGCCAGCAAATCGATCGCTTTCGAGGAATACTTTTAGATGACCGTTTGCTCCCGTAATTGAACGGTAGATATCGTATAGCGGACTTTCCTGCTGGTGCTTGACAGAACGTTCCAGCCGTTCGAGCTGCCGAATACGATCGTAACTCTGAACAAGTGACGCTTCCAATTCGTCTCGCTCTCGTTCTATTTCGCGAAGTCTACGCTCAATATCAGGTGGTACGGTCTCTTTAACTGTTTCGATGACTTGCGGCTCTTGCGTCTCAAGCTCTTCTATACGGGAAGCCAGCGACTCTTTTTCCCGTTTCTCTTTCGCGAGCTCTCGCTCCAATCGCGCAACCACTTCGCTGAATTCCACGCCAGTGTCGCGCGACTCCTTCGCAACCTGACTAATTTCCTTCGCCTGCTCAACGGTCGTGCTTGCGATAGATTCCGCGCCACGGACAGTGAGTAACGCGCGTTGCTCGTCTTCGGTCAGACCAGCCAGCGTAGAGGCGGCAGTTGTACCGAGTTCACCCGCGGAGACTAGCGATTGGATTTCGGGGATGAGCGCGTTTAGTCGCATGAGTGATTTTGCAGTTCTCTCACTCATATCGAACTCATCCGCCAAGTCTACAATTTTTTTTGGAGTGCAATTTTCGCCTTCTATAACGCTCCTTTTACCAGCACTTCCCTCGCGTATTTTCCAATGTCGTGCCATGAACTCCATCTGTCTAGCGATTTTAATAGGGTCGCTCTCTGGCTCTCCACGTCGTTCTCTGTTATCTGCAATAAGTAGATACTCAACATACTCTTCCGCATCAACTATCCCATTCTTGACGTCATCATTTTCATTTGGGTCAATAACCTCGATTGGAACATTTGTTAGTCCGATATCTTTCGCGATCCTCAGTCGCTGGTTACCACTGATTACTGTAAAGTTCGTAGTCACTTTCAATGGGTCGCGGACTCCGTATGTCGCAATGCTACGTTTGATCTCCTCATATCTATCCCCGCTAATGTCTGAAAAATAGTGTTCGTTTTTAGGATGAGGATTGAGTTTTTCAATCGAAATTCTACCTGCCATATCATTACCTCTCTTCTTCGCGGATGTATCGAATGTGACACATCCTTCTTTATCAATGAATGACCTCGCGAACGAATAGTGAGCGATATCTTTTATCTAGTTTAAAGATGGTTATTGTTTAAAGATGGTTATTGTTAGTGTCAAGTAGAGCCATGTACGGATCGAGCCGTGTCGGGTGCGCTTGACATGGCTTCCGCCTCCCCGCTAAATATCGCAAGCTGACTGACCGGCAGCACCGTATACCGCATATTATCGAACCGCTGACTCCCGCCCTCCCTTCCTTTTGTCGCGTGAACCAACGGACGTCCCCGCCACCTATACGATAGCAACGAACTAATCCGCTTTCCTGCCGTCTGGCGTGATACTCCGAGCCTCTTCGCGATATGTTCCTGCGACGGGTAGCAATCGCCGTTTGCGTCCATGAACGAAGCGAGTACGCACAGCGTTTGCCATCGATCCGCACCCATGTCCGCGATGAGACCGGAAATGGCGGCGTCTACGTACATTTTTACGAAGATGCGCGTCTCCCTACGGCCGGTGGTGACGGAATATTCCGATTGAGTTTCGACTGATACGAGGTTTTGCTCCGACATCGTTCCCCTCCATCCTATTATTAATATATAGAGCACACTAAGAAGGGCAGATTGGTACATCACTCCCAATTTTTTTTTGCTATCTACTCCGTTATTCGTACGTAAAATGATCTCGCACACTTTCCGGTGAAATTTTTCCGTACACTTAGATATACGCCAGAAAAAGAGAGCCTCGGAATTTTTCAAAAAAAAATAACGCCAGCCTCGAAGGACTAGCGTTAGCCTATTACCCACCGTAAATGTATCGCTCAACTCCGTTCACAATCCGCCCGCCAATTGTCTGCGTATACTCACGTCCGAACTCGTCTCTAACGTAGAGAACAAATCGCGGATTCTCGGGATTTATCGGAACAATACGGTCGACTCGGACGCCTTCCGCGATTCTGCGGTTGATTTCGGCGGTCAGGCGTGGAAAGTTCGGGATAGGATCGATCATTAACGTAACACCTTCCGTTCTTTGTTGAGCTTACCCATTACCTCATTCAACGGCGAATATTGCTCGTGTTGATTCTTAATCGAAGCTTTTGATAGGTGAGTATACCGCATGACCATCCGCAAATCGGAGTGACCGAGTATCAATTGAAGATGACGCAAATCCCCGCCAGCTTCTAAAAACATCGTTGCAGCGGTATGGCGAAACAAGTGCGGATGTACTCGAATGGGAATTTCCGCCAGTTTTGCGTATTCTTTCAGTCGGTGGCGAAATTGCCCGTCGCATAGTGGCTCGCCGTAATTTGCTAGAAAAACATAATCGTTATCGAAATCCTCATTTTCACGCAATAAGTCTTGTATCAGCTTTAGCGTCTGTTTCTTCAACGGTACTGCCCGAGATTTCCGATTCTTTGACTGTTCTGCACGAATATTTACCATACCGAGGTCAAAGTCGATGTCTGATCGTCGTAACGACAAAGCTTCATTTATACGAAGAAATCCGTCAAGAAGTACGTTCATTACTACGTAGTCGCGAAACCCGCTGTACCTACGTTGATTGGGCGCAGCCAAGAGTTTCTTTAACTGATCTACTGACATTATATGAATCTCATTGTCGTCTTCCTCGACTTTCTTAACACTATTAAACGGATTAGTTTCGATCAGTTCTTCTTCCGCAAGATACCTAAACATCGTCCGCATCGTTTTTAATCGCGTATTTACAGAAGATGCTGTTATCCCCACGGTCTGCTCCGCCTCTGACTTAAACTTGTGCCCGTCAAACCGAACCTTCTCGTTTAGATTCCATACGATATATTCGCGTATAAAGTCCGGAGTCACAAGCCGCACATCTCGCCCATATCCGCGTAAATCCATGTATGTTACGAAGAAACCGTAATTTTCCCGGTAACTCTCGAGTGTACGCTCCTTTCTCCCCTCCGCTACTTTCGCGTGATAGAACCGTTCGAATAACGCATCTAGCGAGTGATCGGACGCGACCGAAAATCTTTCCGTCTTTTGTCGCCGTCCCTTACGCTTGTCCATTGCGCCCAT